TGATCTTCTCATTTTCACGTTCAATGTCTTCTTCGCTCTGTCTTAGAATCTGTTTACGAACTGTTTGGTGTGATAGATATTTACCAACAATACCGTTACCAATGAGATTGGCGACCATATCAATTCGATCGCGCATTATCTCTAGATCTTTTAGTTCTGATGTATGACTGTCGTCATTAAAAACATACTGGAAATATTGGCGAATCTGCTTCCATTCGTCTTGATTGATGACACCTTTTAGGATAAGTTGTTTCTCCATGATCTTATTGAAAAGATCAGAGAAACGGGAGCGAAGCCGCTTGATAAACTTGGTAAATTTAAGTTCATCACGCGTAATCTCTGTAGCACGGCCTAATGTATAAGCCTGTGTTGGATCAAGACGTGTAATTGGAACGTTGAGTGATTTGTATAAGTTGTTCTGGAAATATTTAATATCGTCGATATCTCCAAGGTTTTGACCACCTGGCAGAGTCGTAATTTCTGTACCCTTACCGCCTTCGCGACGTGGTAGCCAGAAATCCTCAAGCATCGTCATAAATTTACGATCATCACGGATTTCTCCGCTGGATGCGTCGTAAACAAGCTTATTCTTGAACTTGGTCATAATGTCGCGCAGATACTGTTCGGCTTTAAGCTTAGGCAGGTTACCGACATCAATGTAGAACACACGACGTTCTGGTGCGCGAGAGATGCGATAAATGACTAGCGAGTCTTCCATCGCTTTAAGCTGGTTGAGTGGTTTAATGGCTTTCTGCAGATAACCAGTTACAACATCACCATTGGTTGATGTTAGACCGCTGGTGCAGTGAGCAATCGCATCCTTAGAAATCTTAAGACCAGTTAATTGCCCTTGGTCCGGCAACGTGGCTGGTGATACAGCTTTCGCAAACCCTCTTGGGTTGTATACGAAATACTCATCAACCGTCTCTACGACAGGCATACCTTGAATTTGTTTTTGTTTTACCTGACGAACCTTACGGATCTTACGAGGATCAACGTAACGGATTTCTTGTACACCAAGCTGTGGTTGTTTGTTGTCAATGATAAGATGATAATACAAACGACCATCTACATACCAGCGACGAAATAGTTCATATCCCTGGTGTTGGAACTCAAGAAGATTCAATACTGTATTGAACTCACTCTGAATAATTTGTTTGATTTTTGGTGCTACTTCAAGTTCATCCAGATTAAGGATGACTGTCTTTTTTAGATCTTCAAGACAAATAGCTTCGTTGACAATGTCATCAATGGCGATGTCGATCTCTGGGTTGAGAGACATCTCACGATACTTCGTGACAAGCTCTGCCTCATTACGAATACTACCATCAAGATCGATGTATACGCCTTGAACACCGCCAGCAGCGGCCAGAACCGCACCATCATCTTTTACCTCAGGAGTAAAAGAGATTGGTGCTGCGTTCTGGTTTTCTTTACGTGTTATTCTGAAACCAAAAAGGTCCATGTATACTCCATGCCGAATAGAGAAGCGTTAGCCAGAATTACTGACCGCCAGCATTCCCTGTGGTGCCACCAGAAACTCTCCAGTAGTCAAATTCGAATGTTACTCCGAATGTTTCAATCTGGTCATTGTCAGCCCAGTTAAGGCTGATTTCTGAGATATTTGTTGGGAAAATCCCAACAAACTCATACTCACGGAGGATACGTCCGTCTTTTCCGTATTGAATAACCTGGGCTTGTGATTTGTAGTTTGCAAGTTCACGAATGTTACCTTGGAAACGATTGATCTTGTTAGACCATTCTTCCATGGCGTTTCTGATCTTAAAGTCTTCATCGTTGATTACCAGAACTTCCCAAGGACCATATTGGCGGTCCCCAGCAAGTTTGATAGTACGGCCGAAGTAAGGGACCTGAATGGTCCCCAACCCGGCAGCTGGAATTTGAGAAGCTTGTACAAGGAATGGTACTTTGATGTCAGCAGCACCGTTCGCTGGGTTCGTAATACGAACTTGGAACAGGTTCTGACGAGCACCACCACCTGACAGTTGACTTTTGATTTCGTTGATATTAAAGGCCATTTTTCTATTCTCCTGAGTTATTTATTAGAACTGGCCAATGATCTCATCGAACTCAACACCGGTGCGAACCGCAACGAAGTTAAGCTGAATGAAGTTAATCGACTTAGCGGGTTTAATATAGATATCACCAACGAAGCGATTGCTGTCAATAACCTCAGATGTGTTATTTGTCTCGTCGCACACTACGCGGAAATCGTAGATGCCACGGCGACCTTGCACATCACGGAGGAATGGCTCAACAAGGTTCTTGAATTGTGCGCGAGTAAATTCATCATTGAATTCGAACAGCATTGCATTTGCAGCATTTGCGATTGCTTTCTCAAGGATGATAAACAGGCGACGAACGTTAATGCGGTTAAATGCACTTTCTTTTTCCAATAGAGTCTTATCACCGAACAGGATTGTTCCTTGTCCGGGGAAAGTCACAACTGGGTCTACACCTTTACCGTACAGAATATCACGTTCTGCTTGTTTTGGGTTCCAGGCGAGTTTAACAACGTTCTTGATTGAGCCACGATTGAATCCGGCTGGTGAGAACCAAGGATCACGTGTCTGATCAGTACGGGCTGTTAGACCAGCGATATCGCCGTTTAGAGGAACCCAACGATACACATCATTATATTTGTCATACTGATATTTGTATCCTGAGTCCATCACGGCGTAGCTTGAGCTACGGAGACCATCGCGGAACGTTACAACAGAGTCAGACTCTGCGCCATCAGTTCTGACAACGTCAGATTTCTGTGGTGAGATAAAGGCGACGCAATCTTTACGAGCTTCAGAGATATTGTCGATGATGTAATTGGCCATCTGAGTACCAGAAGCTCCTGCCGCTTTACCAGCAATCAGCAATGATACATCTACTGATGCTGTGTCTGCGAAAAGGTCCCAAGCTGCAGCAAGTTCTGCTGCTGCGATGCTTGATTCAGATACTCCAGCAGTACCACCACTTAGTGATACAGTATATGGAACGAGCGCTGTTGAAGCAGAAACGAGAACGGCTGTGTTAGAAGCTGCACCCGAACGATCTGCCGCCCACCAAAGGTAACGAGAAAGATCGTTAATAGCTGTTTTGTAGTATGCAGACGAACCATCATCGCTACGAGAATCTGTTGCGCGAGAAAGGTTTGTAAACACTTCAAGAACTGTTCCTGGAGCTCCAGTAAATTTGCCGTCTTCATCAACAACAACTACTGAAACTTCATCAACAACAGAACTCCCGACGGCTGTGAGGGCAGCGCTTGTTCCTGGTGCTTTTCCAACCACAGAAGAATATTCCCAGTATCGTGAGATCGTGTTAGCTGCGAAAGCCGTTGATAGAGCATAATTTCCATCAAAGGATACTGTGAATGAAGAGTTACCAGAGTTTGTTGTTACAGCGCCGATAGATGTGATTTTTAGTTTCTGTTTGTTGATTGAATTATTTCCAACTTCAAGAACGTCACCAACGATCAGCGAAGTAGAAAGTCCTGTCGCTAGGATGGCGGCGTTTGTTGAATGGAGTGATGCGGAGTTCGCAACATAGATCGTTGCGCTGTTTGCGTTAAGAGCAACAGTAATACCAGCTCCTCCAGGAATGACGGTGCTGTTTGCAGTTACGCCACCAGATGTCATTGAGTATGGGTTAAGTGTTGATTGATATTGCGCAGCTGTATCACATACAGAAACCTTTAGCGAGTTACCGAGATCTGATGGATATTTCGCTACCCACTCAACGCCAGCTGGGAAAGTTACTGTATCGTAGTGATCTGCATTCTTAACGATAGCAGCCGAACGGTTTGTTACTGCAGCAGAGTTTGCTACAGCGTTAAATGACAGTGCCGCATCAAAGTAGTTAATTGTGTTTACGATTGGTGTAGCACCGCTACCGGTTGTCGAGTTTGCACTTAGAACAACACGAGTTACCCCGGTACGTGTTAGCGTGTGGCCAGTGTCCGTTGTAACACCCTTTGTAAGAGTAATAACCGAACCGTCAACGGTGGCGGAGAGATACAGAGTTGTTGAATTTGCGGCGCGCACGAAGTATGTAGCGTTGTTTGCTAGTTCTGTAAGAACTGTGTTTCCGGCAGCTACCGAGTAGCTTACTGTTTCACCAGTTACGAATGGGTTGGCAACAAAAGTGATTTGTCCGTTCGCAGCAACTGATGTGTTAGCGGAGGCGAATGTGTTTGATAGAGTTGTGTTACTTGCTGATACAATAGTTGCTCCTTCTGGGATGCCAGCACCGAATGCACCATAACCAGCTTCTAGTCCAGCAACTGCAGAGTAAACAATCAGAGTTGTGTTGCTTGTAAGCGCAGTTCCAACGCTGTTAGCGAAACCGCTTGTTTTTGCTGCACGGCTGACATAGAGTCTGTTTGCATAAGAAAGATAGTTTGCTGCCGAGAAAAAGCTCTCGAAATTGTTGTTGTTTGGTTTTCCGTAGCGAGCCACAAGGTCATTCTCGCCTGTAATGAGAGAGAACTTACCGACTGGTCCCCAGTTGAATGGGCCTGCGAACGCCCCTACGGCGGTGGCTACGGCTGGTACAGTTGTCGTTAAATCGACCTCCGTAACATTAATACCTGGACTTACTTGGAACGTCATCGACATATTCTCCCTACAATCGTTACGGGTGGTTTAACTATTATTCTTATTTATAAAACGCTAGTTCCACGCGATTTTATTCTATTGAAACGCCTCCCATGAGCCCGCCGAATTCGTCACGATTTCGTCTATCGAGCACAGTTGGAGTATCATTAATTATTTCATCTAATTCGTCGTCTCCAGACGCAAATATCCCGAATGGGAGCATTTCATCTTCGAGCATACGTTCGTTTTGTTCATAGATCTTTTTTCTAACGTCCAGATCAGTAATTTCTCGCAAGTACGACTGAGTTGAAAGCCAGCCGAATAGAACACAACACATAGCAAGGTCATCATTACCATCTTCAGCTTCGTATGATTGACCTTTAAGTACGAATCTTGTTAACTCATAAATAATATCCGCATCTTCAATGATAAACTTATCGGACTCGACAAGCGTTTTTAATGTTGAGCAACCAATTCTTTTAACCTGTTTTGTCGTTCTCACTCCTTTGTGAGTAGAAGTGGCGAATCCCCCAGACAATGACTGACCATTACGACCAGACATAGCTGAGACAAGCATACCTTCATACTCTAGATCATAGTGTAGAATATCTGCAACCTGTTGACCAATATCATTAGTCTCTACAAGTACCAGAGCATTATTGTAGTATTTAGCCGTCTCAAAAATGATGTTTGGTAGAATCAGTGGTGAGATCGTATTGTTCTTAAATACCGCAGCAACCTTGTATGGGAATGTTGAAACGTTCACCACGATGAATGCGGAGTAGTCTGCTCCAGCTCCACGAGCTGTGTCAACGACCATAGCATACACTGTGTTTGGATCAGGCTCGTAGTATTCTTTGAGCCCGAGATGGTTTTGTTTAATTGGTTTTTTCCAAGCCAGTGTACGCAGCTTAGATGGGTGAATAAGTGTGTTGGCTGAACCGAGGAACTCGCACTCGTATTCCTGCCGGAACTTATCTTCCGATGTGTTCGCGATCTCCTGTGCTTTCCACTTTTCGTCACGACCGGGGATGTCTGACCAGTGAACCTCAACACGCTTGTAGCTGTTGCGGCCTTCTTCAGAGTCAATCCAGATCTTATAGAAGAGCTCCATACCCTTTGGAGTAGAAGTGATAATAAGCTGAGTCTTTTCACCCGATGAAATTGTTGGGTACACGGATGTGAAAAAGTCATCTTGAATGTTTCGTTCAACGTGCGCGAACTCATCAAGGTAAACTAGGTTGTATGTGTCACCACGAGCAGCAGATGATGATGTAGAAGTAGCAACGATCTTAGAACCGTTCTCAAGTTCAACGTTACCCTTGTTCCATTCTGTTACACCTTGCTGCATCCAGCTTGGCAGGTTCTCGAACATCTTCTGAATACGATCAAGAATCTCTCGCGCTTTCTTGTCTTTGTTAGCAAGAATGGCGACGTTCGTGTATTCGTTAAAAATAACTTTCCACAAAATGTATGATGCCGTCGTCGTGGTTTTACCAACCTGACGCGGCATCTTGCATATTACGAATCTGTGTGAGACATATGTCTCGATCATTTCTTCCTGGAACTTGTGTAGCTTGAAATTAATCAAGCCACGGTCCACGTGAATGATCTTACAATATTTGTGAATAAAGTAAATAGGATCTTCCGCGCATCGTATGTATTCTTTAAGTTGGTGTGGTGTCCACTCAACGGCGACGTTAGATCTTTTTAGTTTTGGGTTTCCTAGATATGACTGTCTTTCACTACTCATTAGTATTGTTTTTGATCAATTTTAGAAGATCGGCTGTACTCAACACCAGGTTGTTGTTTACCGTTGTTGGGGACCCATCGGTCTTCCTGACCAACTCCCTTTTTTGCTTTCTAAGCGTTAATAGGTCTTTATTGGTATCAACCGCAATCTTCATAAGGTTGCCTAAGACCTCATATGCTCTTGGATGTTGCGATTGTTTTGCAACCTGCTTCATCTCTTGTAAGATTTCTTTACCTTCTTCAATGATTTCTTTGAGATTCTCTCTCGCAAGTTGGAAGTCTTCATTCACTTCTTTCTCATCATCAACAGTAGCAGGAACCTGTTCAACAACAGGAACAAGTTCACCATGCACCAATGGAGCTTCTTCTGGTGCTGGTGCTACATTGAGCACTTTATCTAAATCGCTATTCATTATATATTCTCAATAAATTGATTGATAAATGCATAATCACTATTCGGATTAATATCGTCATATGATACAGTCAACGCAAGATTAGATGTCGGGGAACCGTTCGCAAGCTGGCCAGGTTGAGCAAGAACTGTAGCTACTCTTGGTGATGCTGTATTTGCATTTTGCGGATCATTAGAAAGAATGAACCCGGTGTTAGCAAAATGAATTAAAGATGACTGACGAACAGGACCATATAGATATCCCTTCATTGTGAATGTCAAAATCCAAACAAGTGAACGTCTTGTATCAAAGTTACCTTCGTAGATATCCTGAACAGATGTATCATTCAACACCACTGGAATATCCATTGTTCTTCCAAGTTCCGGTAGAATGTTCGCGGTAACTGTGAAGTCTGGTGTGAAGTAAGGTAAGATCTGCTCAACGATACGTGTACCATCAGCGGCATTCTTTACCATAATGTACAAGTTAAAAATGATATCATATGGTACTGGTTGATAAGCGTACTTCGCTGTACCATCTGCTTGCATATTATACTGTTTTCCAACAGTAGACAGTTTTCTTGATGGGTCATATTGATAGTTGTTAATCTCAAAAGACATATGTGGCAGTGTAATTGCGATCTGATTTTCAAGATCTGGATCAGCACTTACACGAGCGAGCATCTTTTCTTTAGGAGCATATGTCAGAGGAACTTTAATGGTTGCTTGTGTGTTGTTCTGCGAGTTCTCTCTTGTTATGTAGATGTTATTGAACAACGTACCAAAGATGATAACGTACTTTCTCATAATGTCGTGTGACCATGTCTGTCCGAACATTATACATTACCTTCTGAAAATGGATCGCGCTCGCTCCAGTCGAGAATGTCATCACCCTCAGTTTGAAGCTCGCTGCTGTCATCCAAGAAGTCACCAGATTGTTCATCAAGACTATATCCACCTTGAATAATTGGATATCCATCTTGGTCTTTGATCATAAATCCATCTTGCGTCAAGAGAGCGAAGTTTGTTAAATCTGTTGAACGGTTGCGATAGATATTGTCAATCTCATCGATACCAGTATTAAACACTTCGTTGCTGTATTCAAACACTTCACATGATAAATCATAGAATTGTATCTTACCCATCTGGTAGAATACTGGCGTCTTGTTTACAAATTTAATAGCATAGACACGATTATCCATAGGAACATGGATAAGATCTCCTTCGCGAGGGCGGGAAATTCCTTCTATTCCACCTATTTCCGCAGCAAAATTCTTTACCGACACAGTTAATACAAGAGTATCACGGATTTCGAGATTAAACTTGGAAAGAAACACGCCATCGCCTTCATAGCTATCAAAGCTACGAATGTAGAAATCTAGTAAGTATGATCTATTGTAAGTTGAGAGTGGAGCCTCACCATATACCTCATCACGATGTACGAGATCACGAATAATATAGTTGCAATCGTGTCCATAAAACTTGATACTCTCCATTACAAGATCTTCAATTAGATCCTGTTCTGGAGCATTATAAAATGCATCAATATATGGATTCGTTGCCATATTTTAGCCGATCATATCTTCGACGGGAAGCGAGAATTCGGTAATCATTCTTGCTTCAAGATCTTTGATTTCTGCTAATGCTTCTTCTTTAATCTGTTGTCCATTAAACTGGACACCACCAGGTAATTGCATACCAGTAAATTTGGAAAGATTGTTTCCCCACTGTTCTTTAATTTTAGCTGTAGCGTATAGTTGTAACCAACGATCAGACCATGCATCTGTGTATGTGTCCGGATCAACAAGCATATATCCCTCAACAACAATCCACTTACCAACAGCAGCTTGTGTCCAATCCATATCAATGTAGATCTTATCTGTGTGGCGATTAAATCGAACACGTTGGTTTCCAACGAAAAGTTCGTTGATCAGGGCAAGGTGTTCCATTGCCATGTAATATGGTGTGAGTTGGATACTTGTGAGAGACCAAACTTCATTAAGAGCAATTTGGTATTGGATGTTGAAGATATTAGATCCGGCGTAAGATCCTAATACTGGAAACACACCAACAACACCAAGAAGATTCTCTGGTGCGGGAATGCTCTTAGCAGTAATGTCAGGTTGAGTTAATTGGTACTTGTAGTATGTTTTTTCGGTACCATCAAAGTGGTAATCGTAGTAGTATTTAAGAGCCTCATCAATACGATCATCTACTTGTTCATCAGACACGTTAATCGTGATTACGGGTTTACCGAGTTTCTTGAGACACCATTCTTTGAAAAGTGTTCTTGATGTAGGAATGCTCATAATGCCTCTCCAGTGATCTTATCTTCTATTTATGAGATACACTATTTAAATTTTGGCCCCTCAACCCAAGCAACAAGACTCCTACGGACTCCGGATGTTACTGGCGTTACGCGATGACGGAGGAATGATGGAAAAACTAGAACAGTTCCTCTTTGTTTGATCACATTTTGATCTAAAACACCATATTCTGGGTCAATCTCAAATTCACCACCTTGATATTCATTTGGTTCCGAAAGTTGAACTGTAATAGACAACTTGCGGTGACTCATAGTTGGATTCATCCAAAATATATCTTGGTGCCAATCGTACTTTCCACCGTTCTCTGAGCGATAGGTTGTGAACTGGACGTCACGCAAGTAGTTAAGGTCGAAACCATAGTTATTGCGATTAGCATCAATAACAAAATTCCAAAGCGTATCAACAATAAAGCGGTGGCTTTGATCGTATGTATTAACCCAACGAATTTCTGATTTTCTAACAGTTTCAACAGCGTCTGTTGCTCCATTGAAACCGATACCCGTTTGGGCGATTGGTTGTTTGTTACCAGTTTCAATAACAGCATCGGTAAAAACCTTATTGAGGTTTCCCGGCCACATCGTTAGCATTTGATTCATAATTTTCGATTCTCTTTAAAACTTCTTCTTTAAATGAAAAAAGTGTTGATGCTAGATCACTATCCATGCGATCGAGTGTTCTCTCGAACATCGCAAAAGATGGGATAACATCAACACTTTTTTCTGATGCTTGCAGTTTAAGAAGAATGCTATTGAGCATTACTCTTCGTTAGCTACTTCTAGTGGTGGAGCAGCTGCATTAACTTGTGGTTGAACTTGAGCGACAAGATCATTGATGAGAGTACCAACATGCTTGTGTGGTAGTTCACCAAGGCCAGCCATGATGATGTTAAATTGCTGAGCGTTAACAGACAGGTTGACCGTTGGTTCACTCTTCTCAGTTGCTGCGACAGGATCTACAGCTTTCACTTTAGAAAGTTTTGGTGCAGTTTTCATAATTGTATTCCTTCAATTCTCAATTGGTTGTTTAGTTTTTATTAAGTTCGAATATATTTATATCAAACTGTAATGGGGTTAGGTGAATGGTAGAGCTTTTATAGTTGCATCGAACCAAGCATCAATCTGCGTTTTAAGAGCTTCAACGTTAACAGCAGATCCGATAATCTCAATTGTTTGATTTTTTGTAAGTGAGGAAAACTCGACAAACGTTTCTGGATCAGGAGCGCCAAGTTCTGTCTCTCCACCGATCTCATGAAAGTCATCACCACGTGTACCACGTAGAGTGTATCCGATACTTTTAATGACATCAGAAAGCTCACCTTCATCCGCGACTTTAGCGTCTCGAAATGTCCAAGTCCAAATAGTTGGCATCACTTATTCCTTCTTATAGTTATCTAAATTTATTTAGTGGATTGTTATGTATACACTTCCGCCGACATATCAATGGTTTCAGAGCAAACGGTCGCTCCACCACCGGCGACCCGGATCTCAACAGTTATGTTGCTAGACAAGGTCGTACCGGCGACGCTGTTTGTCAATTCCCACGTCCGGTTGGAAGTCAACGCCAGCCACGACCCCAAGGTCCCGCTAGTGGGGGCGGTACCTGAGTTATGGGTTACCCGGACTTCGTATCCGTCACCAATTGTGGCTTCCGTAGGGGTAGTCCATGTGGTGCTGTTTGCTTGCCCACCACGGTAAATAACGAGCGTAGCAGTAGCAGAGAACGATGCGCCCGCATCGATTGGTCCGACTGCCAACCCGAAGATCCGCGATTTTAGCGCCGCAATGAATGCCCTCTGGATGGTCATTAGGTGACCGCTCCGGTAAGAATACATACGCTAGACGAGCGCCAGTAAGCGCCACCCATCTGGTTAGCTGCCAATGTTGCGGTCGCGCTATCAACACCATTGACGTACATTGTGACGCTAGCTCCACGTGTAATAGTACGCGCTGCTGTTCCTGGATCCATTGTTATCATATCACCAGCTGTGAAGACGGCGTTAGGCATAGTAACGCCACCCGTTAAAGCGAGAGTTTTGTTGGCGCTGGCTGCAGTAAGTGTACCAGTTGTTTCAGAGCTAGTTTGCACACGACTCTGAATCGTACCACCGTTGATGGTGGGGCTAGTAAGGGTCTTGTTGGTGAACGTCGAGGTGGAGCTGATGGTAGGAATCTCGACGCTGTTAAATTGGAGGCCGCCACCACCAGTAGTAGCAAGGTTAATTGCACCACCAGAGAATTCGTTCTGGAGCAGGACGGCACCACCGTTAAGTATCTGCAGATATCCGTTGCGCGTGTTGGCAGCGTTGCGGAATTCTATGTACGGGTTATCAAAGCGAATTGTTGGGACGCCAGTTGTCACAAAACCAGCCAGCGTCTTGTTGCTCAGCGTATCGGTCGAAGAGATGGTGGGAACAGCTACGCCGCCAGAAAAGATCGCGCCGGTTGCTGTATTGATATAAGCGCGAATATTTACAGAACCGTCGAAGAAATAAATAGCAGTAGAGTCAGCGCCGATGTATCCGCGTGTAGTGCCGCTCTGCTGCATTTCAATTTGCAGGGACGTTCCTGAAGTGGGGTTTGTGACAATTGGTCGGCCAGCAACTGTGAACGTCCACGCGTTGCTCGCCGTCACAGTCCCCGCGACCGTCCCCGACAGCGTTGGGCTGGAGAGGGTCTTGTTGCTTAGCGTGTCGGTTGAGGAGATGGTTGGAATCGCGACGCCAGATGCAGTCAAATTTCCAGATGAATCTATAGAAAAATGCGCGGTTACTCCACCGTTCGTGCTCATAGAGATAGCACTAGCGTTGGTTGTCCAAATGCGGCCACGTTCGCCGCTAGTTACGTTACCAAAAAACATGTAAGCTGAGTTTGTGCCAGATCCTCTGGAATAAAACGAACCATATCCACTTGTACCCTGAGATGATACAACAGAGTCAGTCGGCGTTGTAAACCTGTGCTCGAGCGTTGAGATACCAAGCGTTAGGGCATTCGTAAGTGTCCCGGCCATCATCGTCTGCAGGTACAGGGCGGCATCCTCAGACGCAGCGGTCGTGTCAGAAATATTCGACTGGATCGAGGAGTACGTGACGGTGGCGGGCGTAGAGTTTTGTCCACGGAAACGAATTGCTGCTAGACCATCTGACGCTGCGGGCGACGCGGAGTTCCTGAACAGGTCAACCGTGAATGCAGTCGCGCCCGCTTCGGTCGAAGTGATCACCAGCGGAGCGTTGGCGGCCGTCGATGAGATGGTCAGTGGCGCGTCGAACGTGTAGCCTGTAGAAGCTCCAGCGAACGCCAGCGTGTTGGCGCTATGCGTGATGGTCACGTCGCCGTTGTTGAAGTTCACAACGCCGCCAGACGCGAGGAACAGGTCGCTCCACATCTGCGCGGTAGAACCAAGACCGATACCATCAGAAGTGTTCGGCGAGAATGCAGAAGACGTTAGTATGGCTACGTTTGTTAGCACACCGGCTGCGCGAACAGCCCACTGCCAGTAAGAAGCTTCCGACGCAGCAGTCACGGTACTGGCGACAATGCTTTGGCGACCGAATTCAGTCTGTGTACCCGCAGAGTTCGACAGCCTCCAGTCCATGTACACGATGTCGTTGGCAGTGGGCGTCGCACGATCACCTTCGATGATCATGCCCTGCACGTTACCGTTGTCGGGGGTCGTCGTGATCCGCAGCGGCACCGCGCCACGGGTTATCGTTACCTGTTCAGTAAAAGCAACTGCACCACTAAACGTCGGTGTTCCAGAGAACGTGCCACTTAAAGCAGCACCGTTGATAGTTGGCGTCGTAAGCGTCTTGTTAGTAAAGGTTGACGTTGAGCTTATTGTTGGAACAAGAACATCATTAACGTAAATGTTGGTCGCATTTAGTGTACCAACACCTTTATTGCTGCCGGTTGGCGCACCAAGAGTCAGGCCACCGTTAAATCCTCCTTCAGTCCGATCAACAACACCGGCAACAGACGTGAAGAAAGACAGCGATGAACCGACGTAGGTAGATGTCTGACTTTGAACAGTAGCTTGTATATAAGCTGAGTTGCGCAAAGTGCCTGTAGTATCTACACCACGGAACATCAACACGCCAAGCGCATCACTAACAGATAGCAAGTTGTCACTTGGTGCTTTATCAAGAATTAGATACCCACCGTATTGGTCAGTATTTGTGTTGCGTAATACAACCTGTGGTGAGAATGTTGTAGCAGAAGTATACAGTGGATTTCCTGAATAAGTTGGGCTTCCAGCGATCGTACCACCAAACGTTGGAGAAGTAAGTGTCTTGTTGGTAAAAGTGTCCGTACTGCTGATCGTCGGCACAGCAACAGCGTTAAACGTTAATGCGGTGCCAGTAATTGCGAGACCAGCTGTTTCCGCTCCTGCAGTAGTTGGGGCAATTTGCCAGTATCCAGCTTCAGCTGCATCGGTTGCGTTTGTGACAAAGAATCTTAGACGGCCATAAGTAGTAGTAACTGCGGCAGAGTCTTTGCCGAGCACGCGAAGTGTAAACAAGGAGTCGTTAGGTGCCGGTGTAGTAGAGTTATGGAACGCATCCATCTGCGCGCCAGAAGATCCATCATCTGTGCGCGTGATAGTAAACTGCACAGTAGCGTTGACGTTAATGTCTTGTGCACCCGAAAAAACATTTGTACCATTAAGCAGTGGAATGTTTCCGCCGCTTGTACCCGTGTTCAGTACAGCAGCAGTGCCAAGACCTAGAGTTGTTCTACCGGCAGAAGCATCAGCGTCATCAACAATTGATCTACCAAAGGATGTAAATGTAGCTAGTGCTGCTGTACCAGAACCTGTAAAGTATGGTAAGCGATCAGCGGCAGATGTTAGGCCAGCAATCGCTGCAAGATCTGCGTCATAAGCCTGAACAGTAGATCCAATACCGGCTGCTGTTACAACTGCACTACCACTTACACTTACAGTAGCATCGAACGTATATCCTGAAGCAGCTCCAGTAAACGCGAGCGTGTCCGCGCTGTGTGTTAATAGAACGTCACCATTGTTGAAGTTGATAACTGCACCAGAGGCTAGGAACAGATCAGACCACATGTTTGCTGTGGTTCCAAGAGCAACAAGGTCATTAGTATATGGAACCAACGAAGTGGCGTTTAGAGTCATACGTTGGGATAGTGTACCAGCCAGGATAGTCGAGAAATCTATGCGTGAAGTTTCAGCGGCGTTTGTTACTACTGTCGCGAGAGCTCGTATAGTTGCAATTTCGCGCTGAACTCCGGTTGAGCTTGAAACGCGCATTCCGAGAGAAATACTATCAGCAGCAGTAGGGGTTGCTCTGTCACTGTCCAAATACAGCGCGTAGTTGTTGGCAGTGTCGGTAGTGTTCGTAAGAGTAAGCGGAACACCAGCGGTAGAAGCTGTAATTGCACCACTAAAGGATGGTGTACCAGAAAACGTACCTGAAAGAGCAGCACCATTAATTGTTGGTGTCGTTAAAGTCTTGTTTGTTAGTGTGTCAGTTGAGCTAATCGTTGGGATGGCGATGCCAGCAGCAGTTGGGTTCAGCGCAAAGTCCATTACGCGGCTAGAGTTAACAGAAAACACAGTTCCGGGAGCAAGATTGTCGTAGAGAAAAAAGTTGTGCGCGTTATCGGTGCCGATTGATCGACCCATAACGTAGGATTGTATTGCGTCGGCCCGCTCGAAAACAATGCCTGACTGGAGAGCGTTACGTATGCGCGGGCTGTTTAGGAACGTCATATTGGTCCAAAGTGGTGAACCTACTACTGTTCCACCAATCGAAGGGCTAGTTATCGTTTTGTTCGTTAGTGTGTCAGTTGAACTGATGGTTGGAATAGCTACAGAGTTTAATGTTGGAGCAACTTTAAAATCGAACGTCGAAACAGTAACAGTAGCCACCGCAGAGCCTGCAGTGTCATAGTCACCCGTACCGATCCAGAGTTTAGTGCCTAAGGCAATTACGTTATCTCCTGCAACCGATCCTGTAAAGAATTGGTTTGCCACACCCACCGTGCCAACAAAGTATTCATGGCCAGTGCGACCGAAACTAATTCCAGTCAACACGGTTGCACTACCAGAGCGAATATTTACGGCAGGAACGTCTCCCGCAACGCTAAATGTTTGTGTGGCGCTCCAGGTCGCGGCACCAGTTATGGTTCCACCAAAAGCTGGCGAAGTCAGAGTTTTGTTCGTAAGCGTCTGCGTACCCGTCAAGGTAACATAATCAGTTAGTGTGGAAAAGCCGAGATTTGTTCGTGTGGTTGCAGCGTCGGTAAACGTCGGAGCAACCGGAAAAGTTACAACACGAGTAGCACGTACAATTGAAAGCGCATCACCCAACGAAGCTCCAGCATCATCATAAGCTCGTAGGTGGAAATTACTTCCAGCAGATGAACCAGATTCAGGAACGGTGTCTGCGTATACTTGCCAGCGAGTCGAGGAGCCGGTTTGATATACTATCGAGCGTGTTTGTGCCGCATTTGCGCGGAGATAAAAATATGCATCTTGTGCGTTGCTGGCGCCAATAGCAATCTGCGACACTCCGGATGCGCCGTAGTTAAATACGTTAGACACACCATTCCACACATTCGTTCCATTCAACAGTGGAATAGTCGCTCCTGTCGTGCCAGTAGCAACATATGCAGCTGATGCTAGTGTTCCACCAGCACCAATAGCAAGTGTTGAACCATCGGTAGCAGTAAGCGTAAGGGTGTTAGAAACAGAAAACGTTTTAGCGTTAGTAATAGTTAAAACACCAGTTGACGAAGTAATTGTCAATCCATTAATGCTTGTTGCGGTAGCAGCGCCCAACACAGGTGTAGTAAGTGTTTTGTTAGTAAGAATCTCTGTTCCAGAAAGTGTTGCAACTTGCACGTTGTTCTGGTATAGGGTGCCGATATTAAGTGTGTTGTTACCCTTATCTCCACCAGTAGCAGAATCATGATATACACCAGCACCGATAAACAACCGATTTGCCTGCGCTCCGGCGACAGTTGTTCGGAAGAAAAACGCACCATCTTCTGATGTGTCTGTTGGGTCGAGTATCGACATACCAAGATAGCCGTACTGTGTATCCGTGCCACCGCTATCCTTACCATGGAAAGTAATGCGTGCTGCCAAGTCGCCAGCTAACGGTGAAGCTGAATCGTGGTAGATTTTGAGAGTAGCCCCGACTGCACCTGCATCAGTTGATTGTACAGTAGCACTATTCTGTCCACTAGCGGTGGCACTAAGAGTAAAAACTGGTGCAGCAGTAAAGGTTACAACACCACTAAATGATGGTGTTCCTGACAGTGTTCCCGAGAGCGCTGCACCATTTATTGTTGGAGTAGTAAGTGTCTTGTTAGCCATAGTTAGCGTGTTTGTAGCATCAGCATAGATCGTGTTGATGTTTACGCCATTGTCGAAATAATCAACAGCGTTGACTGTCGAGATACCTGTAAGAGAGCCGCCGTTGTAAACGAAAGAGCCGTCATTCTCTACAACCCAACGAGCAGACTGTCCTGCCGTCAAGTTAGTCGTGGTTGCCAAAATAATACGAGTACCGGTTGCTGAATCTGTCCAGTTTTCAGCAGCGGCAATAGTCACTGAGCCTCTGTGGGATGCGGAATACCCAGTCGTTCTGTAACCGTAGCCACGTAGTGACGCTAAGGTGTTTCCAGTTTGAACGGCAGTAGGAGCACCTGGCACTCCCTGCGCACGTCTTCCTCCAAAAACTGGGGGGCCATCAAATCCATCAGCCCAGAAAAGTGCATCGTTGCCAGCAGCGCCAACAATACGAATTTCATCAGGACCAAAAGCTGTTGGAACCGTAACACCACTTTTGTTTACAACTAGGTTGCCTGTGAATGTGTTTGTCGCAGCAAGACTTGCGTAAATCGTGTTGATGTTTACGCCATTGTCAAAGTAATCCACAGCGTTGATTGTCGAGACGCCAGTGAGCGAGCCGCCGTTGTAAATAAACGAGCCGTCATTCTCTACGATCCAGCGACCTGCGGCAGCGGCGGACAAGTTGGGCGTGGTTGTGAACGTAATACGAGTTCCTTGCGCGGCGTCGGTCCACGCTTCAGCGGCTTGAAACGCTATACCCGCACGGAGAGTGGCAGAGTAGCTGGTTGCTCCGTAACCAAAGGCTGTGATGTTGCCGATAGTTTCATATAATGCTAGAGCGGTTTTTGACGCATTAGTGCCGCTCGCCCGCCTGAGCGCGATTGAGGCAGAACTCCCGAAAGCGTCAATTGTTGCCCTGCTAAGGCCAGCGTCAGCGGCCCCGATATGCAGGGCGGTTGGCGAGGGCGGAGCGGGAAGCGCGACAGCGTTTTGGTTAATGGTCTGCGCTGCGGTGAAGATATTCGCCAGCGCGAGTGATCCATAAATCGTGTTGATGTTTACGCCGTTGTCGAAGTAGTCAACAGCGTTTACAGTACCATTACCAGTAACTGTCAATCCTTCCGCAATGAAAGATCCATCATTCTCAATGTGCCAACGTACTAATGGTGTAATTGTACCATTAGCAACTGTGCGGAAACTAAATTTAGCTCCTCCCGCCGTATCCGTAAAATTTTCTGTAGCTGTAACGAGACCTAATGCACTAGCAGATGCCAAGTATCCAGTAGCGCCATATCCAAACCCACCAAAGGAGAAAATAAAATCTCCAGAAAGAATCGCAGTAGGAGAAGCGTTTGTTCCGTTTGCTCTTCTACCAAGGAAAGCTGCATTTGCACCAAAAGTATCTAAGAACATTCTAGACTGTGTTGCGTTGGTTCCAATTAGATGCAACACTGTTCCTGAAGGTAAAGTCGGTCCAGAAGTTGGGCTTAAGCTAATTGTTTGCGCCGCAGTAAATGGACTTGTGCCAGCAAGACGTGCAAAGGCTGTTGAGTCATATCCATCTAATGTGGCTGCATCGCCACCTGAAGCAGCATCAGCATCCCAGTATACGCTGTCTCCATCAGATTTAAGAACTTGTCCTGCTGTACCATATGATCCGGCAGCAAATAAACCTTGCAAGGCTATATCTTGAAAGTGTTCTTTTTTTCTAGCCATTAGATAAGACTACCAATTCGGTGTTTGAAATTACTGTAGGTACATACGAGAACTGCAGCGCTGGTGTAATAAACTCAAGACTTATCATGTTATCCAGTATTTCAATATTTAGGTTTGATACAATCGTATTTCCATTAAGAGAAGCGATAAATCCATCTTCATAACTAAAGGAAAGTTTGTTGTTTCCACCAGCTTGCGGACCAACTACTAATACCGATGTGTTTTCAGTTATTTGCACATTACCATCAGAGTTTACCTTTACTTCACGAGGATAACCCTCAACAGTAAGCATTTCAAATAGAACGGTGTTTACTGCGGTGTTTGCCCACTTAAGATAGAACGTACCGAGATCCCAACGATATGTATTAAATGGTACTATCTTATGGAGATAACTGTCGTACATACTCGTTTCGCCGGAGTTAGTGTGACCTAATGAGAAGTACATGCTCGTTACGGTGTTTGGTGTGAAGTCTTCTTCGAGAATAAGAGATAGTGGAACGTTAACATAATTATTATCAGATAAAGTTGAGCCAACAACAAGAGAACCACTGTTACCAGACACGCTTGCTCTGTACGAGTATCCTAACTCGGCTTCAAATGCTTGGTAGATAAAATTATCTTTGTAGATATTGTTTGTTGTTATCACACCATCTATTAGTATAGCATCATTATTTGGGATCCATCCAGATGTTCCAATAAATTCCGGATTAGCAATCAAGTTTGGGCCATCTTCAACAGGACCTAATGTGTTGGCTACTAAATATAGTAATGGATCATTGTAGACATTGTTGTTAGCTTGTCTTATCACAACAGTATCTGGGTTAATCGCAAACCCGCTTGTGTGTTTAATCCATCTTCCACATTTTGTGTGTTCAGCATAGTTATTAGCCAAGATCTCAGTTTTCTCCATAACAAGTGTTGTTGGTTGAGATGCAGGGGTTACTTTAATCTCACCAGTATGCGAATAGATATTCGCATCAAAATTAACTGGAGAGTTGTCTGAAACACTTAATCCTTGTTGAGTAATACCTGCGGTAACACCATCATGTACTACTTTGAATTGAACAAATCCTGTTTCTGCTTCAGAGTCTATCTGGCAAATATAAGTTAAAGCTTTAACTGCTCCGGGATCAAAAGTATCAATGACCTGGATATCGGTATTTGTAGCAATGTAGGTGATTTCTTCCGGCATTTACTTGACTTCCACCCATCTTTGATATATACTAAATAATAGCTCTCCCCTTATTTATATGGATGTTTTGAATGAATAGATTGCATGTAGTTTTCGTTGATCCAATGGGTCTTGAGTATGATGGTGATACGCTTAGTAATAAAGGTCTAGGTGGTTCTGAAGCTGCAGTAGTTTCTATGGCCAGAGAATTAGCCAAGCTTGATTTCCAAGTAACGGTATATAATAACTGTTACAAAGAAGGCAAATATGGTGATGTTCAATATATGAAGATTGACCAAGGTCCACCATTAACAAACGCTGACGTTGTTATATCTGTTCGTTCACCAAAAATCTTTTATAAGAGTAATGATCCTAAATCTGCAGCATTCGCAGAATTTACACAAAGAGCTAAACTCAAAGTCATATGGATGCATGATACATTCACGATTGACGACAATTCACTAGAACCGCTGGTGATGAATGGTCTAATTGATGAAATCTGGACTCTATCTGACTTCCACACCAACTATATCGCAAATTGCGATCATGGTAATCGTCGCAACTTCGAGATGCTAAAAAGTAAGATCTGGCAGACTCGTAACGGTATCAATCTGTATGAAAACAAAGAGCCTATCCTCAGAGACGCCAACCATTTCGTATTCAACTCTTCATTCACGAAAGGTATGCGCGTTCTATTAGAGAAGGTTTGGCCACTACTAAGCTCACGCATCCAAGATGCTAGACTTACTGTTATTGGAGGATTCTATGACTTTCCAGATGGTAAGCTTGACAAACAGGGTGAAGACGTAGCATTCTGGCGCGACCGCTACAAGAATGATAAGAACGTAACATTCACCGGCATTGTTAAGCCGCAAGTTGTTTCTGACATCCTTAAATCTGCATCATTCATGCTTTACCCAACAGAGTTCCCGGAGACATTCGGTATCTCAACTCTAGAAGCATTGGCTTACAGAACACCAGTTATTACATCTAGATTTGGAGCTCTTGAAGAGACAGCTATTGATCTTGCATGCTACAAGCTACCATATTCAGTTACACCAAATGTGTATAACACTAAGATTGATGAAGACTGGCAAGTAAAACAGTTCGTAGATTTAGCTTACTTTGCATGGAAGAACTCATATCTCTACATGCAAAAACAGAACTACTGTGATATCGTAAGAGATATATGCACCTGGGATACTGTTGCTCTTCAATGGAAACAACACATATACCAAAGAACAGGTCGGTTCCTTGATATCGAGTCATATAGACATGTTCGTTCTATCACCGCAAAGGTAAATAAGGTTTTCGGTAGACGCTTCCACAATCCAGAAGATTATGTTGAACCAGCTTATCATCCAGAAAAGAAAATCAACATCGTAACAACTGTGCGCAATGGTAGAAAGTATATCTCTGATTGTATTCGTTCAGTTGCCGCGCAAGATTACACAAATTATATTATGTACATCGCGGATGATGGATCAGAAGATAATACGGTCAAAGAAATTTATGATACTCTTAATGATCTTGGTTGGATGGATAAGAAGAATATCCAAATATATCACATAAACGAAAAAGGTTCTCGCGATGGTGCAGTAGCTAATCAATTACGTATCTTTGAACACATCAAAACAATGAGATACGCAGGAGAGATAAACACAGGAGATGAAATCGTGATGATTCTTGATGGTGATGATAAACTATCAAACGATCCAAACATCTTCCGTCGTATCAATGAGATGTATTACGCCAGCAGTATTAGATTTACATATGGCAGCTGCTGGTCAATGGCAGATAACATTCCTCTTATTGCTCAAGATTACCCACAAGAAGTAATGGTGAATAAGACTTATCGTCAACATAAGTTTCCCTGGAATATTCCATACACTCATCTAAGAACATTCAGTTCTGATCTACTCTATGGTATGCGCGAACACCAATTTCTCGCAGAAGATGGAACATATATGAAAGCTGGTGGTGATGCAGCAATGTTCTATGAAATGATTGAACGCTGCGAACCAGAAGAGATTATGGCTGTCAAAGATATCCTAGTAGATTACAATGATCTTAACCCTCTAAATGATTATAAGGTAAACTCTGATGAACAAACACGAAACGCTCAGAAAGCATTGGAGCAACCAGTAATGCCAAAAAAGCTTTTGATCGCGATCCCGACAGCAAGATATATTGAACCTGAAACATTCAGGACTATCTATAACCAAGTTACACCGGGCGGAGTAACTGTGGATTTCCAATACTTCTACGGATACAATGTAGACCAGGTAAGAAATCTAATTGCAGATTACGCAATTCGAAACAATTATGATTACCTTATGTGTGTAGATCACGACATTGTATTTGATGCAGCAACAGTTGCAAAGCTCGTGGCGCATGACAAAGATATCGTCGGAGGTATCTATCGCCAAAGAAAAGAACAACAAATCTTAGAAGTCTTCGATCAAAATTACCGTTCATACTATAATACTAATTCGTTTCCAAAAACAGGATTGTTCGAGGTAGGAGCTATTGGTTTTGGATGCGCGTTAATCAAAGTGGATGTTCTTCGCAAAATAGGATACCCCCAGTTTGATTACCATAGAGCAATCACAGCTGAGGGTTCACTAAGTGAGGATGTTGATTTCTGTATGAAAGCTCGTAATAAGGGATACCAAGTCTGGATTGATCCAGAAATACGATGTGATCACTACGGTCAAATGGTTTATAAAGTTCAGTAAATATCTAAGTTACAAATATAACTCGAATTTTGGCTTGCTTCACATCAAGGAGCGAGCCATTTTTTTTGACTTTTTTTATAGTGATTCTTTGAATTCTAAGAGTAGACATTACGCAGGCCAATCTATAGATGGTTCTACCTTGACTGTGCCACTGCAAATTCTAGATTTTGTATTAGATATTAATACATCACAAGCCCAAACATAATTCTGTGGTGTGATGTTTGCTGTTGCCGCATGAGTCATACTAATTGTAATTATTCCATCTGATGCAGATATAGATGTATCAATTGTAATCTTTGTATTTGCTAGTGAACTCCACTCTTTTTTTAGAAAAGCTGTAGCAGTGTAACCCGTTAAATCTATTGCAAGCCCATCAATATCGACAATCTCAATCTCGGTTAAGAAATTGGTTCCCTGAGATACTACAAGATTTGCCTTTATAGACATGTTACCTACACAAAATTAGGGGTTGCTTCTAAAGAAAACGTAGCTAATGTGACTAATGATGGTGCGTGGCGAATTTCTACAGTAGCAGTACCATACCCAGATGTATCAATGTCTGTTCTAAAGTCGAAGCCTCTTGATGTTGATAAAGCTAACCAGCTACCATAAGTAGATCCTAACCAACTACCACCGCTTTCAGTTCCTTTAGTAGCACGAATTTCTAGATCTGCAATATCAGGTGCACCTGATATATCCCAAGCACCATTTGAATCTGCATCACCTTCTGTTGTAAAAATGTCATAATTTCCGTTATTAAAAAAGCTATACTCAACAACACCACGTCTATTAGGAAACGAATACTGGCAAACAACTGGAAAACTTTGATCAGCGATGCCAGAATAAAACCGTCTCCAAACACCACCAGTTGTTCTATAGAAAGCACTACCTGCTGTTGTGCTTAACGGATTCCACACAGAACCGTTTGATGCATATAAATTAGTCGCGGCTGCTGACCAATCACCACTTCTGTAACCCTTAGTTTCATATATGAACTGTGCGGCCATTAGGTTGCATAAATCCAGATGCTACCTGCAGGCTGTGTTCCTGGGTTTCCAGTTTGAACGAAAATAAGAGCACCAGAAGGTCCAGTAGGTCCTGTCGCACCAATTGATCCTGTAAACCCTGTACCAGTGGCGCCAATTGATCCTGTAAACCCTGTACCAGTGGCGCCAATAGATCCAGTAAATCCGGTAGCACCAATTGAACCATTAAATCCAGTAGCACCGATAGATCCAGTAAATCCTGTTGCACCGATAGATCCGTTAAATCCTGTCGCGCCGATAGATCCGTTAAATCCAACGTCACCTGTAGCAGAATAAGACAAGTTTATCGCTAAAGCATCAGCTGGTAGTGCTCCAGAAACATACTCAACTGGTATTTTGTAATATCCAGAAGCAACAGTTACCGCACCAGTTACTCTAAAGACACAAGCAACAGTAGAAGATGTCAGATTACCTATAAAGGTAATCAACCCCTTTTTAGTATTAGTTGAATCGTCAAAAGTATCATATAAGCCTGTTCTTGAAACAGAGTTTACATCTACGTTATCAATAAAAATGTTTGTAACAGAAGCGATTGCAGCATTGTTAAATCTTACTACACCAGTACCAGGATCAGCATCAGTTACAGTTGTACTAAACGTGTATCTGATACCGGACTTATCTCCAACAGAACCCGTAAATCCTGTTGCCCCTGTAGCTCCAATCGATCCGTTGAATCCTGTTGGACCCGTAAATCCTGTTGGACCTGTAGCTCCAATTGATCCAGTGTAGCCAATTGGTCCTTGGGCACCAATAGATCCAGTAAATCCTGTTGGACCCGTAAATCCTGTTGGACCTGTGGCGCCAATTGATCCATTAAATCCTGTTGGGCCCGTTGGACCTGTTGGACCATTAGGACCTGTGGCACCAATTGATCCATTAAATCCAGTTGGACCAGTTGGACCTGTTGGACCATTAGGACCCGTACCGCCTGTAGCTCCAGTTGATCCATTAAATCCTGTTGGACCTGTTGGTCCCGTAAATCCAGTTGGACCTGTAGCTCCAATCGATCCGGTAAATCCAGTTGGTCCTGTAGCACCAATCGATCCGTTAAATCCTGTTGGGCCCGTTGGACCTGTTGGACCATTAGGGCCTGTGGCACCAATTGATCCATTAAATCCTGTTGATCCATTAAATCCAGTAACACCAATAGATCCGGTGTAACCAATTGGACCCTGCGCGCCGACAGATCCGGTATAACCAATTGTTGAAGCTGGTCCTGGTGCTCCGACAGATCCAGTAAATCCTATACCTGTAGCCCCGGTAGATCCATTAAATCCTGTTGGACCTTGGGGTCCTTGAGCACCAATAGACCCGTTGAATCCTGTAGCGCCGATAGATCCATTAAATCCTGTGGCACCAATTGATCCATTAAATCCGGTAGCGCCGAGCGAGCCAGTAAATCCAATGTCACCCTTTGAACCGGTATATCCAACTGGCCCGTTTTCCCAAACAATAGCGCCACTAACCGATCTTAAGAATTTACCATCATTACCAGCTTGTGCTGGAAGAATATTATTAGCTGCCGTAGCTTGGGTAGCTGCTCCTGTTCCTCCACGATTAAGTGCAAGTGTTCCATCTGAGACTGATGATACGTTTACATACACACCAGTTGTGTTTGAAAAAAGACCATTAGAAATTGGAACAGAAAACGCTGGGTTACCAGCTGCACCAGTACCATTCGTAATAACTACTGTGTTAGAACCGGTCAATGTGCGCGCAGCACCGCTGGCTAATCCAATAGCTGCAACAAATCCTGCTGTTGTAATAGCGAAAACAGTGTCAGCGTTGTTAGCTCTAAGATTTGGGACTGTCGTGCTGTTAGCAACAAACAATGTGGTAAGGTGTGCTGCGGATACACGAGCGTTGACACCACCAAGAACCATGGTGTCGTTTGCAGTTGGGACAATAGAACCGTTTACAGTTACTGTACCTGTTACAGCGACGTTGGCATCAAATGTAGCTGGCGTCTCGAACTCAGCGTTCGCGCCATTTACATGGAGTCCTTTGTCAATTTTAAATCTTTGGTCAGCCATACGTTACCTTACTTGATTAAATGCCCGACGATCTTCGCTGAAGAACTCGCCTGAGTTTGAATAATAAGAAGTTCAACGTTTGCATTATTTATGTTAGCTTCGAATACACCGAGTAATGGTGAAGAGTTACCGCTCGGTGGTGAGCTAACTGTACCGTAAACAGTCAGATAAGCGTTAGATGTGTTGTGAGCAAGAACGATCTCGGAGATCTGAGTGTTTGTCCCATTTTTGATTTGAACACTAAGTTTACCCGAAGAGTAAGTCGCCTTTGGGAAACTGAAGATCAACTGGTTGTGAGTTACGTTAGAACCAATGTTTGTGTTTGAAGCAACATCCAGAACATATTCGGTTTTGATCGTTATGGTGTTGTTAACCGATGTCGCGCCAGTCACCGTCAATGTATTTGCAAGAGACACAGTGTTATTAGCAGCGATTGGACCGAGGAAGGTCGCGTTGCTCGAGACATTCATGGTTCCTGAAGTTGAGATCCCATCTTCTCTAATAGAAGAAGTGCTAGCACCCGCTTGCACCAGTAGTTCTTGCGATGTCATAACAGCGTTTAATGTAGAGTTTCCAACAGTTACCGAACTGCTGCTAAGAACTACATTCGCTCCAACGTATTTGTGAGTCTGGTTTGCACCAGTAATACCGGCTACAAAGCCAATAGGAGTCATTGAAGCGTTTACCGCACCATTCGCAACATTTATTTCTGTTGGAGTGATATTTGACTTGACGGTCGTATTAGATTGAGATATAATAGAACTGTTACTGATGACGGTATTGGATGTTCCGTTACCAGCTCTGAGACCATAAAGATCAATTGTTGAGATAACTGTAGAATTACCAACCTTTACAACTGGAACGTTTGCACCAGTAGATGCTCCTACATAAACCTCAAGGTTTGCAACAACTGGAAGAGCGTTTACTGTAGATACGTTACCACCACGAAGCCCATCTGTAGCAACAAGTGTGTTAGCACCAAAAGTTCCCCATAGTTGTGAAATACGAGAAACTGTTGAGTTGCCCGTATTAGCACCGGATACATTTGCGGTAATTGCAGATAATGACATCAGATGTGAAATCTGGTTGTGGCGATTTAGCCATCCCTCGAAGGTATCCGCGAGGATATTTACATTTGATACTGCCTCAGACATCTATCGTTCCTTTTGTGAGCCTTGAAACGAGCTCTCTTAATTCTTTAACTTCATTCTCGAGAGCGTCAAGACGCATCATCGTCTCTTTAGCTTGTTTCGCTTCTGCACGTTTTTTCTTTATCTCAAGTAATTCTTTCGCGTTTGTATTTATTAAAGCGCCAGTATCTTTTGCTCTAACGAAAGTCTCCATTAAGCACTCACCCCGATCGCTTGAATTTGTTCAACGCGAGGATTCTTGTTTGAAGAATCTGTAAGCATAACGATCTTAATTTGCATTGTATTGAAGTTATCAAATTCAGTTTTAGAAGATGTATAGTAACGAGCCACATTATCATTAGCCAGATTGTTGAATGTGATATTCTTGTATTTCAATTTATCGATACCAACACCGACAGCTGGTTGACCTAATCCATTAACGATATCTGTATTACGGATTGTGCGGTTTACTGTGATAGTAGTTGAGTTAGAAGATAGAACTGAATAAACTTCATGATTCGTCTCAGCAAAGTCAGGTTTATAGATACGGATTAGATCATTCTCTTGTAGAACTGATTCTAATGATGATGGCGTTCTAATAATGTTGTTTCCGTACTCTGCAAGATTGCTTTCTCCATGAGTAGACATAATCTCAGGATACTGTGGCAGACTGTATGTATACTCAACAAGATCTGTTAGATCATTCTCAGAAGAGTACTTAGAATTATTCTGCGAAATAACCAATGGCGTCCACGCCTTAATATCATATGGATCAACATCCGCAGAGTTGTGGAGCTTAGCATATACGCGAATTTCAGTTCCAGACGGACGATAAGCCGCTAGAAAGACTTTTAAATCTTCAGCGTACACTCCGGGAGCGAATGACACTTTCTTCGAGATATACTTTGACTGAGAAAGACCATTACGATCAATTTCAGTATCATAATCTGCGATAGAATAAAAGTAACTGCTGTTTGCAGATGATACGTAATTCCGAGTTTCTTTGTATGTGTTGTTTACTTCATGTTTCTTGATAATTAGATCAAGATCATCGCAGTCGATGAATGGTGCGGTAAATGCGTTACCTGTGCCGGTAACTGAGAGGTCGATTTTCGCCACAACTGATTTCTTTTCCGTTCCATAGAGAGAGGAACCCTCAACTTCTTGAGAACGAGACAGCACATATGAAACCTGGCCAACTCTGTTAATATTATTTAGACTGAAACCAGTGTAGGATGATTGTAGCGTGTTTGCTTCGGTTGCAATCTTGTAGCTGAGCTCAAACGAACCAGCAACCGGACCATTGAGTGTAAATTTTGGAACAAAACTGTCTACAGAGTAGCGATCAAGCGAAACAACGTTGGCTGTTGTAGAAGAACGAGCTCCGACTATAGTATCACCCGCTGCAAACTTAAATGTGCCGTTTGCAGCGTTAGAATCAACTAGGAAAAGAGTTTTTGATGGTGCAGAATATTTAAACACCTTACCAACGACTGGTGTTTTGTATTTTCCTGCTCCAGAAAAGTTCATTGGACGATCAAGATACATTTCTGTGTTGCTGGTAATTGATTTTACGATAGCTTCGCCATTTGCAGAAGCATTGTCAATGATAATTGTTTGACCTTCGTACATTGTTTCGAAAACAGTACCAACACCTGTTACAAGTGTGTTTGTACTCGAAATTGTGATGTTTCCACTAGCATTAGATGTCTGTTTATATACTAATTCGCCTGGAATAAAACCACCAACGACCGTGTTGATCGTAAAAAACTCATAATCTTTATTCACAACATATACAGATGTGTTTGCACCGGTAAATCTAGCGACTTTGATCTCATATTTAAGATCACGATCAACATAACGAAGAGCATCTGATCCTGGTGACACCGATTTAAAGAGCGAACCGTCTGTTGTGCTCTGAGAACCAGTTGACGCGACCTGTGTTGTTCCTGTTTCACGAACTAGAGCGTCTCCGCGAACGTTTTCCCACAAAATAAAACCGCTGTCTTGAAATCTAATTACAATACCATAGGGTGTGTTTGATTTTAATAGAACCGGGTTACGGAAAGAGAATGTCGTAGATGCTGTGGCGTTCGTAGAGCAGGCAATTTGGTCCCACTCAACCCATGTTGTTGAATCTTTTAATTTCTTATCAGGGTTTGGAACGTTATTATCAATTTCACACAACCACATCGATACCTGTGGCTTTGCTGCCCCAGATGTGTTGCTATCAGCGTTAGGTTTAGATTTAAAATACAGATTAATAGAAGTCACCATCATCTCAGGTGATCTATTAACCGCTTCGAAATCGGCAAAAAATGTTTGGATGTAATTATAGAGAGTCATATGTTTCTCTTATCTTAATTCATATTATTTATTAGACGAGTCGAGTACCATATTTGCCTCGAGTTTGGACCACTTCTCTAGCAGTTTCTACCACATCGACTGTAACAGCTTTTGTTGGAGCTGCGAGCCATGGTGTTACTGTAATAACACCAGTGGCGAGAGAACTACCATCAAAACTTTCAATCTCAAAGGATTTATTTCCTGGTGTAGATCCACTACGTAGTTGATCTTCTGCGAATGATGTTTGAATTGTTGACCAATCAACCTGTAGATCGTTATAGAAATCAAACGTTAGCGAACCATTTTCATCAGTTTTTAGTCCAGTCACGTTGTCTGTTGTTGTACGGATTTGAACACATTTATCTGTTGATGGAATACCGTCATACATGAACGTATGCACAGTATTTGGTTTTAGACCAATAACAGAGATTCGATGTCTGTTACCATTTGTGTACCAGTAAGATTGATTGCCGTTGTTAATCAGCTGGGCGTCACTAATTCCTGGCGCTTCGCCTTGCGACAGCCAGATTTGATAGTTGCTCGGGTCATTAATGTTCGAGCCGCCGATAGTAATGTTACGTGGAACGATATCAACAACTTCGCCAGCGTAGACATAAGTGTCAGGGCTACTTGTTGAGATAGTACGGCTTGATATTGAGTCAGTTGGATAGTAAATTTTAAATTCATAATTACCGAATGGGCCAGCAGATACGTTTTTTCTACCCTTAAAGATGCGGATCTTATAGTATATACCATTTGCTGGATCATGCGTGAAGAGTAATTTTTGGTGTTCACGGAACCAGTAAATAGATGTTCCTGGAACAATAGTTGAATCACGGAATGTAACATTTGGTTTGTAATAACCATAATTACTCATAATGTTTTTGATACCTTTAGTGTTGATATCTGCTGTTGAAATACCAAATGCAGCATTAGAATTTGTTTTTTCAACCCAAGGACCATTTGCTGATTCAGATTGATACACGGCAATTGCATTTAGACGTGCACGATGGTTCATGTAAATTTCTACTGGACCAGTTGTAGCGGACATTGTAAATGTCCAGTCTTCGAACACTTGTCCATTCATGTTCCAAGCAGCAGATTTGTTTACCTTGTTCTCAGAAGTAATCTGCTGGGTAACAGTAATAATAGTAACATCTGTGTTACTCTGACTTGGTGGCTGCGGTGGTGGTACTACTGGTGTATTGTTAGGAGTAGGTGGGTTTGGAATAACTGTTACTAGGTCATCAACAATTTCAATCAGAGGTCCGTTTGTTGAATCAAGCTGCCTGAATGCTGTAAACTCTTCGTAGTCAAGAGTCGCCATAGACTCACCACCACCAGGTGATGTTTCGTGACGGAATTCGAGAATCGTTTCGGCGATGTGAGTTGTAAGCTGATCGTCTTCAATTGTAGCATAGAACTCTGGGTCGAGTGTCTCAGAGAAGTTATAATTCGTAAACGGATCAACGAAAAATCCTACTTTGAAGCGATCAACACCACCATCGAGACTTGATGGAATAAATCGTGCCTTCGCAACAGTTTCTGCTAGTGTATACGAAACATAATACTCTAAAGCAGAGATACGGTGCGAGATTGCCGCGATGTCTTCCATACGGTAGTTACGTACCTGTAGAATTTCGCGTTGGGTCTCGTCAATAGGTGTTCCTACGGTATACTCAAAGATACGTTCGGAACCTTTACCGTTGTATACTTGCGTATCAGCCAGAGTAATAATTGCTGGTGACATCGACTTTGGTAATGATGGGTACGGCGGCACTTCAAGTAATTGAAGAGTGATCGAGTCGTTTGGTGGGGGTGGCGGCTCGGTCTTACCGTCGTACCCTCGGATCACATCGATCGTTCCATCGCGTCCAACGATCACACGATCAGTGCGCCCTTGGTAGTAGGAGACGTTAGCTACTAGATCCGAATCGGATACTGGAAACTTCTTATCAGCTGCTGTAAATTTAGAAACAGGCACTGTTGGGTTCAGGACAGAAGTGTTAGAAGCCTCTGAGATTAGAGGGATAGTGTTAGCAACAGATGGTCGGAAATCAAACTGGTCGCGTAGATCATAATATTCACCGTTGATACCCCAGACTTCTGGAATTTCCAGTGTGTTAATAGAAGTATTACCCATTGTCGCAATAGTTTGACCGTCAGTCACGTTGTATGAATTTTTAGATTTCACACCATCACCTGATGTGAACACATCAAACATTACAAGAAGCACATCGTTATTCGACAGTGCAGCAAGTTTAGGTTTACGTACCAGATATGAAATATCTAGATAGTCTTCATTTTGTCTGTGGTCGATGTAGAACTCATTTGTAATATCAGTGGCACCGTTTGTTCCATTAGCGAAATACGTAGGACTTCCGATAAGGCTGTGATTTCCGCCACCAGAGACTGATGTAAGTGGGATTGCGGATCCATTACGCGAAGAAGCGAGTTTAAATCCTGTTGTGTTTGCATCAACGGCAAAGTAGGTTGTGTTGTTTGCGAGTCCGACAATTACTGCTCCTGTCGTGTTTGAGTACAGGAGCGAGTCGCCGTTTGCGAACTTGTTCCCTGACACAGTTATAAAATCGTCAGTGTTAGACACTGCTGTCTCAGAGTTGACAGAAAGTGTTAGAGAAGCACCGTTAGCTTGTAGTACTTGACGCATGCGAAATACATCTGAAGTTCCAAGTGGCCATGGGCCTAGAACACCTGCAGAGTTGTTTGATGTTTTAATACGAGCAAAGATACCACGCTTGATTGTTTTGGCACTAGCTGCGCTGTTATTTTCTTTAATATTGTAAGCAATTGCTAGATCCATAGTAGATGCTGAGCCTGCTGTGTTAGCGATGTTATTACCGATAGCAATAGTAATAGAACCGTTACTCTCAACTACTACTGAACGACCATCGCGGGTAAGTGCAATAGGAACGTTGTTTGGATAGTAGAGATATGATGTGTTTGCGATTGTAAGAGGAGCATTCGCGGTAAGTGTCATAAACGTATCATTGGCTACTTGCAGAACACGAGCAACGGCATTAGCTGTTGAGTTTGCAACTTTGATGTAGTCACCAGCACGATAAGCTGTTAAGAACACTGTAGCTGTTCCAACTACGTTTGCATGAGTTGATGTGAATGAGACTGAACCAGCAGCATTTGACAGAGCTTGATAGTTATTCTTTGGGATAACCATAAACTCTTTACGTTCTGTAGTCGTTAGTGTTCCAGAGTATGGGAATGATTGTGAACCACCTGGCACAAGTGTAGCAAATCCAGTTGTGTTTGCACTTTCACCTGTATCAAAAGTACGATATGTGTATGTGATGCTGTTAGCAGATGCTGTAGCTTTGTGGTTCTTTACTAACAGACCATTAAAGCCTGGGCCGGTGTCACGAAGAATCGTGTTGTTTGATTCAAGAACAGTATCTGCGACACCGACAATAGTGTTGTTGTAATATACTGAACGAACATCAACTAGGTTTTTACCTGCGCTCATCTGGATATCGAAGAGATACAAATTATATTCGCCAGTGTTATCACCCGTCAGCATTCCACGCATGCGAGCTGTACCAATCACATTACCGCTTGGAGCAGTAATCGCGTTTGAGCCGTTACTTACAGATGCGATGTATCCTTTAGCTGTATCATAGAATGTAACAGTATCACCGTAATTAAAACGGAAAATACCACCGAGATTTTGAATTCTGATATATGATCCGTATGCTACGCGCGAGGTAGCTGCCGGAATGTTTACGGTATTAGAACCTTTGTTTACATTCTTAACAAAGTTACCAGTTGTCTCAACGCGATAACCTTTAATGTATGCAAGCCCAGGATCTACAACGATTTGGAACGTACTTGCAGTATTAGCTAATACGCTGTCATCCTTTGGGAGTACGAGGAATTGATTGATGACGTAGTTACCTGATTGTTCATAAGAACGTTTCGCCATCTCATCGCCAATTGTATTATACACAGTCTGTGTACGTTGACGGAATGGTGATCCATCACTGAACTCTATAATTGGTAAGAAATCAGAATTAGCTGCAGCATCTATAGGGTCAAGAACGACCAGAGTAGGATTAAGTTGAAGGCGATCGGCGCCAGGAGCAGCATAATTATAGCTGCCAGTTGCGTTGTCAAGAAGCGTCTCATCCACATCTGATGTTACGATAGCCTCTTCAGTTGTGAACCCAACAGCAGCATCGAAGTCTGTGTTAGAGTATTTGTTTACGATAATTGTTTGTTCAAGGACTCTTGAGAAGAATCCTTTTTGATACACAACGCCTGGAGCGATCTTAACGCCATATCCTGTTCCGATAGGAAGTCTTGCGCTTTCTGCGACTGTTACAGTTGTGCGATAGTTAAGCGCAGAAACATCAAGCTGGTTTATTTGGCCTGTTGTAATTGCGCTGTTTGAGACAATAGACACAGTAACATGTGGTGCTATATAATAACCCGTACCATAACTGGTTACCGCGATAGAAGTAATTTTACCGAGTGAGTCGGTTACCAGAGAACCTCCAGCACCATACCCAACAATACCAGCAACGTTAGCGGTGTTGGCTGTTGTCGCGTTACGAATTGTGTCTCCGGCGTTAAATGTCCAAAGAACAGAATTGGCAAGTTTAAGGTCAGCAGCGAGCGGCTTGACTCTTAGAATTAGTGCTGTTGAGTTAGCTGTTGAATTTGTTGAAACGATGGTAAGGTTAGCTACGTTGTTCTGAATAACATGCCCAACATCCCAAGCTCCGCCTGGGAAAGTTGAACCGCCAGTTGAGTTTTGAATAGCCAGCGCTGAAACAACAACAACAGAGTCAGAGTTAGAAACCCCACTTGAACCGTCATTAATGTCATATGAGAAAATTGGATATGATTTGTCGTAAACAGTTAAAACCTGATTAGCAGAGAATACAGATGTGTTACCATTAACGCCAGAATTGGTGTATTTCACATATATCGTATTGAGATCTGGAGACTGTGATTCGAATCCATCAACTGATGTGACGATAAGAGCTTCAAGACCACCAGTATTGTTAGCGATGTCAATAGCACTCTTAACATACAGACCACGGTAGCTGGATACGTTTACGGGCGTTCCATCTACTTCAGCGTCTTTCAGCTTGACGTATGGAAACACCGAGAAGTAAGTAAGGCCGCATCCCTCGATGATTGTTCCGCGACGGAAGATGTTGTCGCCGAACTTTTCGATCTGGTTTTGCAGCATCGATTGATACTGGTTAAGCTCGCGAGCCTGTACGGCAACACCGGGCTTGAATAGAATTTGCTGATATCCCTTCGACGGATCGAAGTCGTTGAAATATGGAGCTTGATTTAGATCAGTCTGTAGAGGCATCTGTTAAAATTCCAATATAATTTTGACGATCTCAGATTTGTTTCCAGCGCGAGAGATAGGGTCTAGATTTTCATAATACAATACTTCTCCGCTGTCTTTTACGAAGTCACCTGGATATTTAGCTGAAAGACGAGAAAGGGTTGCTCCTGAAGAGTCACCTAAAATTGGTCTAAAGTTACTTGGGTCGATAGCAAACAATCCTCTTTCTCCTGAGATGTATAGAACGTCATCATCAGATCCACCGCCAATATCAGCGTGGTGTAAGAATCCTTGTGGATCAGTGTAACTGATCAATCCTGTTTGGATAATCAACTCGTCATTTGCAAAATTTACCCCAGCTTCAAAGTTACCAAGTAGACGTGTTAGCTGCAGTGATGTATTAAATCCATTAGGATCTTTATCGTTTAGTTCTAGTGCATTGAATGTTGCATTTGAACTTCTAATCTGTGATGTAGCGCCAGATGTTAATCCAATAATCTTAGCTTCTTCTTCGAAGATACCTGATACATTGCTGAGCGTAACTTGACCGACAGAAACTGCAGTAACAGTGCCACTTGCTGCAAGCAGAAGTGCACTTACCGTTGATGATGTGCTTGTGAATGGAGCGTTGCTTGACGCCTGGATAACCGAATCACTTGTGACTGTTGTAACGTTACTGATCCAGTTTCTTGTATCAGATTGAACAAGAACATAATCTCCAACATCAAACGCATCTTCGAATAGAGTTTCAAGTGGGTTTGCTAATGAGGCAGTGAACACGCCATTCGAACCACCAGCACCTGCCGCGACTGTTACAGTTGGAACTTCAGTGTAGTTTGTACCTTGGTTGGTTACAGTAATAGAAGTGATGGTTCCGCTACCGTTGTTCGCGAAGGTAGCTGTAGCAGTCACACCCGCTGGCGGTGCGGCAATAACCATCTCGTTGTTGGTAGTAGAGTTGTATCCAATACCACCATTGGCAATTAGAATCGTTGATGAGATCTTACCGGCATCTGTTTTGGTTATGGTGTTAGCAGCGGTAGAGATAGAGACGTTACCTGCTAGACGGAGATTCTTAAACTGTGATACAGTTTCGCCAACAGAGAAACTTCCTGTTGTTACGTTTGCATCATAGAACACGTCAAGATTTGTAAAGAGAGGGTTTTTGATGATACCAACCTGACGGAAATCGTTTTCTGTTGGGATCATCCCACCTTCTGTGTTTGCAAACTTAGTATAAACACAAACACGATTAGCGAACAATTCATTCCATGGATCTGATCCATGTCCACCCGCTGGTGGGATAATTACCTCAAGGTTTGCAGCAATAAAGTTTGGTGATTCTGCAATTACCGTTGGTACCGAAATAAGAACGCTAGATGCTGTTGTTGGAACCTCAGAAGATGATACACCGGCATATGTAGAACCAGAACGATATCCCGCACCTGGCTCTAGAATCTCAATACCGATAATTGTATTACTTGCATCAGGATCAACAACAGCCATGGCTTCTGCAGATAATGTTTCATTTCCATCACCAAACACAAATACATATGGGAGAATTTCGTAGGTGTCTCCTACCTGTGGAGCTGTGGTAAATGGTTGGTCAAGTGTAAATTTCTTTTGAGAAGAAGTTCCATCGTAATCAACGATTCTGCGAAATTTATTAACAACACCAACTCCACCACTGGTCATTCTAAGAACACCACCACGATAAAAGTCATCTACCGTTGATGCTGTTTCAGGTGCACCATATGTTGTATCAGAACCAGAAACCTTGATGTCTCCAGTGCGGAAAATACCATTGGCGATGTAATTGTTATATCCTGCACCGCCATCTACAATACGGATAACATCAATTTCTCCAGGAATTGCTTCCGAAATTACTGTTGTATTTGCAGTGACTGGAGCGTAACTTGTTGTAGCAAATTTGTCCCACTGGTTTTGTGTGATAGTAAACATATATTTCCATACGTAATCATCGCCCGTAATAAATGGTTGAAGATCCGCATTAGATCCCATGCGAGAAGGAGCTACGATTGATGCATTAGCTTGTGCATTATAGAGGCATTTAAAAACGTTGTATTCTGAAACATCATCAGTAATAACATAGAACTCTTTGGATGCAAGATCACCATCTAAATGCGTGTACATATCATATACGGTATTTGATGTCCACATATACTTTGGGATCATATGCATTAGATCTGTGTTCGCAACTCTCTTTGCGAAAATCATGTTGTTGTATACATCTAGAACTGTTTGATCTACTGAGTCTGAAGGATCAGTAAGCTGGTCATCGCCCAGAGCATATGGTGTGTGTTTCGCTACGTAAACGAAGAGTTCATCATTAGCACTAACAAATTGCTTTGCGTTGTGTACGTTGAATTTCTTCGTTACCAGTTTCTTAGTTACTGACATATTTTATTACCCAATTAAGTCTCCACCAATGGCGCGAAGCGCCCCGATCTCTGCGATCTATTTAGGTGTTACTTCTCACGATGTGCGAATCATCAGACATGGCAGACTCGAAGACAATTTCAACTCCGGCAGCTTTGACTTCTGGTGTATGAAAAGCCTCAACAAGCTTTTGGACAAATTCGACATCCATTTTCATTTTCCAGGTACGATCCACGGAATCAAACTCGCCAAGATTCATGACAATAACTCTACGGACATCGCCGGTTCTTACCTTAATTTTCAATGTATCAGACATGCTATATACTTTCTTTTCTGGGTGCTAACAAATAAATTTATATTATAATTACCAGGCTTTATTTTTAGCGATCAGGTTTTTCCCAGGCATCGCAACTCCAATATTTTGCTTTCCATTTTGGCCCTGCGTTATCGCAATTATGTCTAGCTCTAAATGATTTTCTTCTTCCGGGAATATGCTTTTTAATGGTCATATTCTTATCACCAAAGTTAACTTTAACAACCTTTCCATTCGGGCCTATGACATATACTTTAGACTTCTTATTCTTTACATCACCCGCAGATGGTTTGTTGAGGGTAACAGTATTTCCCTGGTACTCAGCTTCAGCCAAACGCTGTTCTTTTACGCAAGAATTATTTGAACATGGCTTGGTACCAGGAACACGCTTGTACCCTTTCCAGCATGTGCATTTCTTTTCATTGATATGATATTTGATTCTTTCTAGAAGTGTCATACCTTAAACCTTCAATCTGCAGTTTCTACTTTACCAGCTAGGCGATTCTTGCGAAATAGATCTGCAGTCCAACCAACCTGACTTCTCAGCTTAGCAACATTTACTTGCTTGCCTTTGTGTGTGACAACTCCGGTCCAACCTTTAATTGATTGTCCAGGGCCATTAATACCAACCTTTCTTAGTAATGCGCGATTGTTTTTGTGGATTTTTTCCTTGGCCTTATACCATTCTTGTCTTGTTATTTCTTGAGAGTTCTTATCTTCTTCTGTGGCTTCAGCATGGAGACTCTTAATACTAGAACGGATACTAGGATGCGTTTTCTTTATTTTTTTGATTCTAGCAATAGCATCCTCGCGTCTTGTAAAGATTTTTCCATCATCATCATGGTCGGGCGCCACAATTTGAAAATTCGCTCCCGCTCTTTCTGAGACATATGATTCTACAGCAGGAGTAAGTTCTTTGGCCTTTCCAGTGTGCCAAGCAGCATCTTTACGATGGCCATCCGCTATAGCTTGCCAAATAGCGATATTCATATGGTGTGCTTTTATTGATGTGGAATCAGACACACCTGGAAACTCTTTAGATTGCTTTGCAGCGGAATTAAATCTATAATTTAATGTGGCAATGCGACCATCTAGTTGATCAGCGGCTTTAGTGTGTTGTTGAGCAAACCAGGTATGCTTCTCGGCTTCAGTTTGTTCTTGAACAGGCTGCTGTTCGCGAATAGCTTCTTTGATGATAGTAAGCTTGCTTTTTTTAAATGATTCCCCAAGTTCCTTAGGCATTTCGCGCTTTGGAGTTTTATTACCCTTAGTCTTAGCATCAAAGTGTGATGCGGCAAGAAAGTCTTGACCTCCTTTGCTTCTTGCAAATAAACGAACGGCACTCTTTACTTGCGTAAGGGCATTTCTAGCTCTTACACCCTCTGCTTTTTCTTTAGTTAGATCATTTCCATCTTTATCGAAGTCATTTTCGTATTTCAGACCTCTTTCGAGCGTTCGTCCAATAGGAGTCCAGCGTTTTGCCCCATAGCTAGTAAATGTCGGCTTTCCATCAGACATGTGGTGATATGTAATTTGTCTTGGATATCCACCTTCCGTTGTGTAGTGCGTCACTGTACCAATATGCTCACCACTATTAGAATGCACATGGAACGTATGCGTATAGCCATCACCATAATGCTCTTCGCCTGGCTCGGGTGTGCCGTTATCGTGGTGCTTGACACTATCTAGAGTAATCTTTACCATCTTAATATCTCTCCGGAAGGTTTTGTGTATTTATCGAACAGCTTTAATTTTGGCTGCTAGTTCGTCGGCATGCGCCTGAACTCTGTTTGCTATGTCTTTATTTACATCACTCATGAACTGGGAATGCTCCGCATCATCAACTCTTGTTGCAGTAGCTAGACAATCTTTATGGAAAGCGGAGATGCTTCTATAGTTTTGTGCCTTTGTATTAAGACCATCAAGATCTGATTTCATCTGCCTAACAATCGCCCGACGACCTTGAGATACAGATTCTCTTAGATGCTTCTCCGCTATAATTTGCTTTAAAGATTTTCTCACAATATTATTCCTCTTAAAGATCTGACTCTTTACCACCGGCGTCGATGAAGGCAGCTCTGTGTTTCGCAACTTCTTGTTTAGCCAATTTAAGTTTTTTGCTGTGTTCTGCAGTTTGTTCCGCAGATGCTGGGCGATGGCGTCGCCAAGTTTCAGTACTTGCAAGGTGATCTTCAACCCTTTTTACGGCAGCTGCGTGATCTCTTTTAATCTTACCAAGATTAGACTCCGCTCGATGATCTCGATGATCTCGCGACTTGTCAAACTCTTGTCTAGGTGTGCTCTTAGGCATCTTAGATTCAAATTCACCATAAAGGCTGGCATGTGGTTTATGTGTATATCTGCGACCAGCATTCATAATTTTTGTGTGTTCCTTAGCATGTTCCTGTGCTTCACCGTGAGCTTGGTTGGCCATGGCTAGGTGGGTGGATCTATCTCTATCTGGAGTCATCAGATCTGTAGCCTTCGCCAGCGCCCTGTTACGGCGAACCATCGCTTCTTCGAAACCCTTTTTATGATCATTAAGTTTTTTTTGTCTGGCCATCCCAGCAACATCTTTTTCAGAACGAAAGTGGTGTAAGACCCCGTTACCCTTCTTATCCCCCATCTCAGACAATTCGGTTTGCTGAGAGATTAATTTTGCGGCAGATTCTGCAAGTGATTTCTTTGGTGTCTCAGTTGATTCAATATTGAAATTATCTCTCTTTCTGGCGGGCTTTCCGAGGTAGCTAGTTAAAGCTGCTATGCCATGCTCATGAGCATGATCGGCATTGTTACCATTATAATTACGATCCATATCAAATTGATCTGATCGTGTTATTGCGTGGGTAATATCAGTTCCCTTGGCAGCGGCACCCGTTGCTCCCTTTGGGGCAAATTTGACCTTGAATTCGTTGTCGTAACCAAACCCATCATTCACAGAAACATTACCGATATGCCTTCCTTTATGATCATGTGCGGTAAAATGATATGTGACGGAATCGGTGATACCACCATTAGAGGTAGCGTGACCGGCACCATTTTCATCTTCAACATTCTTAGGGTGGGCGGACATATCTCTTGGTCTTAATGTGAATGACATAACTGCAGTTCCTCTTATCTAGCGTTTCGTGTATATTTATGTTTTCCCAATATCTTTGTCACTCTTCACAATTACGGGGGGGAGGTGTTTTCAAAACGGACGATTTTTTGCAGCCCGCAATTTTTTTTCGCAAAAATTTTTTGAGACGATTCCAATGCAAACATAGCAGGGTGCAGCTCGCAACTATTGCTCATTATGAAATGGGGTAGTCGGGTCCTACCCCGCTAAAGGGGCGACGCAGGGGGACCCGAAAATCAACCGGGCCGCCTCGGTTTTTTAGAGACACCAAGACGCGTGGCACAGTGTCGTGTGTCACTCTTGGACCACAGTGGAGTCAACAAGCGTCACCACCACGGCATCCTCTTCCACGACTCGTGCGGAGCCAAAGAACTTGGTCCCTGCCGTGTGCATCACCTTCTTAAACATGTCACTATACCGATCAACTGAGAGCTTACTAAAGATCTCATAAGAGTATTCCTGATAGTAATCGCCATCGTGTAAGCATACAGAGTCACTAAGAAAGCCTTTAGAGCTCTTATAATAACCAGCACCCTTACCAACACCACCTAATATAACCTTGGCACTGGCTGCTCTTAAACCATCAACGCTGGTGAACTGTATTATCTCACTGTTGTCATATCCGAAGCCACTATCAATGATCTTTAAACCCGTGACCTGTCCTTCAGCAGCAATGACATTGGCTTCAACATTGGCGTTTAAACCAACAGGCAGTGATAGTGTGTCTATATCGATGCTGTTTAAGACTGCTGTAGCACCGGTGACTTCACCCGTTATAGTGGTGTTAGACGCCCAGTTGTTCTCAAACTGAATCCTTTTAACCACAATGACTGAAGTGTTAGAAGACTTCACGATGCCCTCTGATGTCTGTGTTATAGTGCTCAGTGTGCTTGTTGCTACATTGGCGGTTAAGTAAGAGTTGGTGTTCGAGCTAAGTGTGCCTGGTGCAGCGAATGTGCCATTGCTGACGCTTTTAACAACGATGGACCCATTACCAACACTCTGAATTACACCATATGCACCACTATTGGAGTATACACCCTCATTAATGAGCCAGCCTGGGATTGATGTGAAGAAGTGGTCATTCGCACTACCTCCAGCAGTCAAATCAATGTTTGCACCACCGAATGTTGTTGCTACCTTGAATCCAACGCTATTTGCCTGTACCACATAGTACATAGTGTTGTTTGCCAGTCCAGTGATCACTGCAGAGCCGACATATGTGTTATTGTAGATCACCTGCTCACCATTGCTGAATGAGTTGCGATATACCGAGAACTTATGTCCATTGCTAGCTGGAAGTGTGCTTGTCAGAGCATGGCCAGTCTCATTGGCGCCCAGTGTCAGTGACAGTACCGATCCGGATAGTGTTGATGACAAGCGGAGACCGGTGCTATTTGCTTCTACAGCATAGTATGTGTTGTTGTTGGATATGCCTGGTACAGCGGTATTCCCTGCTGCTACAACATATCTCAGTGGTACACCATTCGCATATGGGTTGGATGCTATGCTGATGAAGTTGTTGACGATATTGTTTGGATTGAATGTGTTGCTGGTGATCGTCAATGCCACATTCACTGTGAATGCAGATGAATTGGCTGCTGTCACTGTGACAAAGGTATTGTTCGCGATAATCCCAGTATTCCCAGTCTCTGCATAGTATCTCAGAGTATCTCCAACAAGGAGTTCATTGGCGACCTCAAGAGAGCTTGTGAATGGATTCACCACCTGTCCAGCGGTGAATGTGTATATGTTGCTCTGTGCGTATATGAAGTCGGTAGCAGCAATCACATCATATGTCGGAGTGACATTGGCGCTTCTGCTCACATACACGGTATTGCTCGTGCCATAGTTGACAGTGAGCGTATATGTCGTCAGGTTTGCCGCTACCTGGTTGATCTTCTCTCCCACAAGGAATGATGAGCTCGAGTTGGATACATTGAAGACATAGTCCCGTCTCTGGAAGCCAGCGATCTCTGGTTGCTCCACCAGAACATATGGGTCCACATTGTAGCCAGAACCAGGGTCAACACCAGCTAATGAGTCGATTGTGCCCACTTCGAATCGATCAAAGGATAGACAGTCAAAGATAATGTCTGCATGGTTGCCCTGTGGGTTCTTGGGGAATCCATAGCTGGATGCTCTGATTGGGAGGTACATATATGGTATATCTTGCAGAAAGAAGCTAGAGGCGGTGATTCCCAGTACATCGGTGATGTTTGAGTTGACAGCGGAATTGCCCACTACCAGTAGATTGCCATTGGCACCACCGGTATTTCCGAATGTCCCATAGATATCAGTCACACGTACAATACCAGTAGCTGTGCCAGTAACTGTTCCATATGCGGTAAATGTCGTGTTTGTGACCTGCGAGACGAAATCACCAGTTTGGAATGATGTGCTCGACCCGACGAATATTCTCTTTCTCGCAAAGTTTGCTCTCGCATCACCATTCGCGGAGATGATATCGGTGCCCAGATACAGGACTTCTGTCTCTCCAATGGTACCAACATCGAATTGTGCACCGGTGCCCTCGGATAGTGAGGATACAGTGAACATGGTATTGGTATATGCCGTTCTCCAGATAGCATTGGCCGACTCCACGAAGTCACCACCTGTTGTTGGTGCAGTGATGACAGAGACGCTGGCCTTGGCGGTATTACCGACTGTGTAGATGGGTACATACAGCTGGAACTGCCCCTTCATGGGAACATACTCGATAGTTCCAGCATTGGACGACACGGACGAGTGAAGGGCTAACCCACTGGAAACGACATTTGCAGATGCATCATATTGGAACAAATATTGCGAGTTTGCAATGCCATCGTTGTTTGCACTAATAAAATCAAGGCTGTAAGCCCGTTTGTTGATGTTATAGAGACCTATTGTGGTGTCGACCTTCGAGATGATTGCATTGACGCTGTTATTCTCACTTACAATTAGTGGTGTTCCATTGCTAAAGTTTCCGGTCGCTGCACTAATCACAAGCACTCCATTGGAGACGCTTGACACCGTTCCATACCCATGTACAATGCTAGATTGTATCTGGAATACATTCATTCCGACGGTAAATTCACCATTTGTGTTGGCTACAGATAGCTGATACACGCTTGGCACACCCATGATGTCAGCATAGGTGCTGCTGTCTACAATAGTCGTTGCATTAAGGCTTGTTGTGTTCCCATTAACATACAGTGTGCCTTCGGTAAATGGTCCCTTGTTGACGCTGATCGTCATCGTACCAGTGGCATTACCAGAAACCTGATCAATCTCAATCACCTGACCATTAGCAATAAGATTGGCACCATCATATCGTCCAACGATATCACCAAGTGCTATCTGAGGACCAGTTGTGAAGTCAACGGAGATGGTTGGCTGAATGGCCATATCGAATAGTGTGATCTGATTAGCACCAACTGTGCCGACAACACCATTAGCTGTTGCTACTTTCTCTGAAACAATAGATGTAGCATTGGTTGTGTATCCCCAGCCACCATCATTCAGAATGAAATCGATAATACCAGAGGCTTCGCCGATTGATGTGACACGTGCTTGTCCACCAATACCACGATCACTATGTAGGAAGTTTACGGTATCACCAATAGCAAAGTCACGTCCATTGTCCTGAATGATTACACTTTCAATAGAACCGATGATTGTTGCTGTCTGCCCTGGTGTGTATACTGAGCGACCACTTGATTGAACACCAATGACTTCACCACGTGTGAATGTACCCACTTGATTGCTGATATAGAGCAGATTGACATATCCATAACCAGCACGGCGACGGATATAACGCTCTACGAATGCTGTTGCGCCACTGGCTGAGCCAATGATCTGTCTACCAACGTAATTGAGATTGAACTTGTTGTATGTTACTTCGAGATATTTTGGAAGCTCCCACACACCATCAGATAGCTTGAAGATACGCTCACCTGGGTATTGTACCTCTGCTGCGGTACCAAACACCAGCTTGAAGAACAGGTCAATAGAACGCTCAGTTCCTTTTGAACGATACAGGTCTAATGAGTGCTTGACCAACAGTTTCTTGTTGGTTGCGGTATCAAACTGAATGTTCTTGAGATATTTCTCTTTGAAGTAAAGAATGAACTCATCAAGTGTGGTATCGATATCGCGATACTCAAGCAGATGACGAGCCTTATATGCCACATTGTCTGGTTGCTCAAGCCACTCGTAATATGCTTTTACGAAGCTGATAAATTGTGGTCCTTCGTCTTGATAGAATGCTGGGAACTGCTTCTCTACATACTGACTGATTGTTTTTTCTATAGACATAATTGTTTCTCTGAACACTTATCGAAATGCCACTTGAATATACCAGGTGCCTTACCTTGTTTATTACAGTGTGGGCATGTTCTTAATTTTTGTGATGGGTGTGTGCCTTCAGCCAATCTTTTCTTGGATAACGCTGGACCCAGCATATTATGAGTGCCAGCCTCAACTCTTTTCTTGTTGTTTTTCTTTTGAAAATCATCTACAAAAAAAGGATGTGTACCTTCTGCAATTCTTTTGTATGCTCGTTGTTTTGCTGCTTCTTTATCTTGGAATGGGTGTGTACCTTCAGCAACACGTTTTTTAGCTAACTCTGAGACAGTTTCAGGGGGACGAGACATTCTCATTGCAATTGCTTGACAAGCAGCAGTATCACCTTGAGCAAAATGTATGTCGTAGTGTTCTTGAAGTGTTACAGCTACTAGATTAGATATGTCACAATTACCATGGTCACCATCGCGATGATGGATATCATATCCTTTTGGGATAGGTCCATAATGTTTTTGGTATATCCATCTGTAATTTACAGCCATTATGATCTATTCCAAACCTTTTTGATTGTGTCCTTCATGCCATCTTCTGGCCAAGGCTTAGTACCAACAACATCACCTAGTCTGCGGATATGCTCATCAAACTCACCATCACTCATCTTATGTGATGGATTTGGATGTCCATAATTGAATGGATTACCATGTTGCGCTCTTACTTTATTCAACTCATTTCTAGCCATCCACAACAGAGCTTTCTGGTGTTTTGGTCTGTCCCATCTAACAAGTCCACCCATTTTACCTTTAGGATGCGAAGTCTGCATATCTGGTGTATTTGGGTTTAAACGACGAATACTATTTCCGATGGCATGATGAAGAGCCTTAAGATGCTCTGGATGATCATGTAATCTTTCAGTATACCCATTTCTTTCTGGTGTTCTTGTGTTGTTATCAATCAGATGACCAATAGCTTTGTGTGATTTCATCAACAGCAACTTGGTGTCAAATGGAAGATCAACCTTAGACTCTGCCAATACTTCGCGAATTTTATTTAACAGTGTCATCTTATTCCCTTACCTGCTCAATTGTGATTGCTACGTCTGATTCAAGGATATTTAGGATGACATTTTTATTTGATTGGATGTCTTTAGTGTTAGTACGTGCATACACCTTGAAGTATGTACCATCAAAACCACTGATGTTGAAGTTGGATACTGTTACAACGCCTGTCGCATAATTAACAGAACCAACAACAGCCATCTCTCTGTGTGTCGCTCCTGATGCTGTGACAATGCGCAGCAGACCATTACCATTATCCTCAAGAACACAACGAATACCATTGTATACAAATGGGCTGCTGCTAATAGCATGCTGGTCACCTGATGGGTGTTCAGAAGCAATTACTGGTAGATCATCAGAAACTGGTGTCTTGAAGTCAATTAGAAGTTTTTGGTTCACATTCAGTGACGGTGAGAGATACTTAGCCAGCTGTACCTCTGTCTCGTTTGAGATGATGTTTGGATCAGCATCATCAATTGCTTTGATGAATTTAGAGTAACGGAAAATACGAGCGAAATTGTTTAGGCTTGTATCAGCATAGTTGAGGATTGCCGACAACACAAGTGTACGCATATCCTCAGGGTTTAAACTGGTACGGTTGACGTTGTATTTGATTGCTGATATGACACGCATATATGTGTAATCAGGACTAATGAAGATTGGATCCATTGATACAGTGCTGCGTGAACGAAGGAAGTTCACATACTGCTGCTCTTTGATTTTTGGGAGACCATCAACATCATTCAGGTCAATAGAGATAAAGATACGACCATACTGTGGTGGTGTTGCATCCTCACCACCAAACGCTGATACAGCGTTGATTTCTGGATAGTTGAGACGCAGAAGATTCTCATAATCCTCTGCAGTAACTGCTCGCTCTTGTGTTGTGAATGCGCGAGGAGCATTGAATTTAATGCTCTCTATTGACTCATACACCTCACCACCTGTTGCTGATGATGCTGTGCTGATAACCACATTAGCTTCACCATCAATTGATTCCGCAACACGGAATGTGCGAGCACCATTAGGCAATTGACCATTAGAGATGCGATACTCAATAACAACAGCACTATCATTTTTTGGTTTGCGACCAATAATACCATCACCAAATAACACCTCATAGCGGTCATTTGTGCCTGGTTGTATAAAGTATACCGGGGCTGTCTCGTCGATATCAAATAACGTTGTTGCTCTTGTGTAATCAATTGTATTAGCACCATTGTCTTCAATGACCACAACCTTAATTGACTCTAGATCAACCTGTTTGTTGCTGATAAAATATCTTTGTGATGCGCGATCTGATGAGACATAAGAATCGGTGATGTAATCACCTTCATAGACTCTAATACTTCCGGTGAATGTGCTGTTTGCTGATGTTAATACATGATTCTGATTAGTTGTAAATAGGAATGTGTTAGCACCAACACGTGTAACAAATCCAGTTCCTTTGGGAACTGTGATGTTTTTCTTTTCTGCATTAGTGCTGTTAATGCGAATGTCTAGAGTAGCTTCCGCTGATTTGAAAGAGCGTGGAAGATAATTTAACTCTTTGGCATGACTAATAACAGAGTCACGCAATTGTGCTGAATCTAAGAACATCTCATTACCGATCATGTTCATATAGAATGCATTTTGATATGTGTTGAATGCAAGAACGTCTAGAAACACCGACATATTCGATGCTTCAAAATCATAATCGGCGAACTGTGACTGTGAACGAAGAAATGTCTTGAGAGATTCTTTGTACGAATCAAAATCAAGTGATGTTAGTGCAATGCTTGAATTTGCGGTTGCCATTATCGTATTCTATCCAACTTGACATTAAGAGACTGGGTCTCAGGATTATTTATTATTCTAAAATAAAGATCAATTGTGTAAGATTCTTCATCATTGTTCAACTTGACAACAACATCTTCAAGAATAGCCCTCTTCTCAAAGTGTTCAACTGCTTCTTTAATGGCTGTTCTAAGATTACGTTGCGTCATTTCAGACACTGGTTCAAACAGATATTTCTTGATATCTGATCCAAAATCCGGTTGAAAAAAGCGCTCGCCTTTGTTCGTGAATAATAGATTACGTAATGCACGTTTGACTGACTCTGAATCAACACGCCGGATGACATCACCTGTATTAGGATGCGCATTAAAATTTGTAAGAAAATCTGAGTATACAGCATCACGAGTTGGTGGTGATGCTCTGCGATCTGCTCTAGATACCATGTTATCCTACTGTTGCTACTGGGCGACCATTAAGTGTCATAGCTCCAACCACCTTTACTGTTGAAGAGGTAATTGATACCGCATTACCAACTATGCTCACATCGCCATTAAATACAGTGTTACCAGACATATTTATAGTGTCTGCTTCAAGTGTAATAGTTTTTCCTTTAATGGTGATGTTTTCTTCTGCGGTAATGGTGATGTTTTTATCAGCTGTGATGTCAGCATCAGCATCCGATTTCAGAAGCATACCAATAATAGCACGGAGCTTAACTTGATTAGAAACAGCGGCAAATGCCTCTGCTCCTTTCACCATAACTGTGCCATTAGGAAGAAACTCTACATAAGATCCATTTTTATGTTTAACAAGAATTCTTTCGGCTTGCTGTGTATCATCAAGCTCAATGATATGATTGATTGTTTCTGGTGTTTCTTTAGCTGCTGTTGTAATGATTTTGTTATCGTTGTAGTTTGGTCTGCGAGCACCTTCAACACCAAGTTCTTTCTCAAAATCATTGTAATTACGTGGTATAGCATCACCACTAGCCAGTTTGGTGATGCTGTGACCATTTTCTTTATTTTGATTAAGAGTTCCAACAATCATTGGAATGTTGCGATACTTACCATCCAGGAAATAACCAACTACAGTAGAACCAACTACCAGCCAGTTTGGTGTTGTTCCGATACCCATTTCAGCTGCTGATGTAGTTGGCATCATGATTAGTGCCCACAACAGTTCTGAATCAGCAATAACGTTTTCTCCTTGGTCTCCCAAAATACGAATTTTTACTTTGCCATAATTTACACCATCGCCTTTAATGTCAACGACATTAGCAATAAAACCAACAAACCGATCAATGATCATTACTCAAGCATCCCTGTTCTAATCAGTTCACAAGACTGTTCGTATGATTGGTTGGATGGTGTTATCATATGTCTCAACTTTGATATGAGATAGATACCACCACCAATTTTGTTTGTCTTTTTTGTTGTTGTTCCATCAATAATAGGAAGATTCAGCGTAACAGGAGTACCAACAGTTAATCTAGAATCTCCATGAATCTGCATTCTCACTATGTTAGCGGCCATCTTAGACATAAAAGCCCGCACATAAATTTCTTTTCTTATTCTTTCAAGATCATCTGTACTTGTGATTGGTGCGACTATCATATTGGCTGGATCGTCACCCTTCTTCATAATATCGTCTATAGTAACACGCTTGTATGTTATTGATTCTGGGTTGATGTCAAACTCGGAACTGTTTTTGTTGTCTTCATATTTGAACTCATAATGTTTTCCTGTTCCAACATCATACGCATATATTTTACCAGACACACCACCTTGACCAATAGTTTCCATTAATCCCTGTGATTTGGTGCGTTCGAAACTTAAGATTTGGCGCCAAGAAGAGTTCTCAACATTTATGTGTTGAATTGAATCGAGATAGAAATTGCGATCTCCATCTTTCACTTGAGGATTTTTTCTAGCATCAGAAAGTAGCATCTCTAGTGATTTGAAATTATAGCCATGCTTGTTCTCAAAGAATAAAAATGATGATGATATTTTGTTTCTTGAAACAGCACGTCGTTTAATCTTATCAATAGCCTGAAACGGTCTAAGGTTGGCGCAATTGATTGTATCAAGAGAACCAGTCTTATCTGATGCGAACGGTTTCTTTGTTTTGATTTTGTCTGTTAAAATTTGCTGGATCATCTTTTCAGGAGCCATCTTATTAAAGATCTCACCAGTAGTAATAGCGAGACCACGCGGTATTTCCTGGCTATAAAGACGAACAAGATATGTTTGATTTTTATCACCCATACTTGGTGTAGCACCAGCTGCTCCATCCACGATGAAGACCATAGTAGTTGGCTCAACATTCTCGTTTGATGTGTATGTTATTGTTACTGTAGACCCAGCCCAACTAATACGGTCAATTAATCCAGCACCGTCAATGATAGACATAGTCGCTTGAATATACGGATCGTATATTGATTCAAAAATGTGCATCTCAACAACAAACGGTGTGAGATCTGTTTTATCACCAAAATGTTCAAGTTCGAATTTTCTTATACCAATCTCACCTGAATCCATTATCCTCTCATCAGATTCGTTATCTGATCCTCCGCGACACTTCGAAGTGAAGATCGTAATAACAGTATATTACGTCTAGATTCGTTTAATTCTTCCTCAAAATCATATGCTGTCATGCTTGTCCAGTAACTAGCCTCTTCATCGGTAATGTTATCGACGACGAATGGATTATTAACAGCTGATACTACATAGGTAGATGATGTGTTGTATCTTTTTACAGTGTTTGTTGTTGAGACAAAGGTGCCTGTTATGTGTTGTACGGTGATTTTGTTATCATCCCCATTTACATCAACAATCTCACCTTTAGCAACAATTTCTCCAGAGACATACTGAACAATAACAGAACCAACAAAAAGATATCTGACTGAATCAAGCGTCAATATACGCAATTTATTGGTGGATTTTATCCAATCTTGTTGGTGTCTTCTGTATGAAACCACTTGGTTGTGCACGTTTGTTCTAGCGGTGTAAAATTTCTTAACAACTTGTGATGCATTTGCGTACTGAGTAACAGTAATCTCTTCTTCTGTGTTATTCGCCCAGTTGTTTATGTAGAACAGGATTTTCTCGCGAGCAAACTGGATAGATCCATATTTTTTTGTGATGTGTTTTCTAAAATTTTCTTCAGATTTTAAAACGTCATTATATGGGTCTACGACACCGTTGCTTAGATGCACCAACCAATCGTTATTAGGATTACCATAGTATCTATCAGAGATGACATCTGTTCTCGGAGAACCATCATCTGAAATTTTTAATTGCATAAAATTTGATGGGTTGTTTTTTGTGTTTTCATCAAACGCGAACCTAGCCATAATGTTGCGTACCGGAGTGCCGTTGTAATTTACAACTGGAAAACGTGAAAATAACATTACGGTTTATCCCAGGTTATGAGACCATCGGCCCCAGTATTTAATACGAACGTTTCATCTGTCATTGCTGTACCCATTGTTGTGGTTGCACCATCAACTGAGTAAGTAGTAAACACTTGATCGTTAAGCTTTTCAACAATTCTAACTGTATTACCACTGTCTCCCATCGTTATTTCATACCAACCACCTTGGGTGCTCTTAACCAAAATTTGTTGAGGATTGTTGGGATTGTTGATTCTAGTTGTTACGGGAACATCAGTTAGACTGCTGTTATCAATGTTTTCGTTTTGGGCTGATGTGTTGCCAATTGTGCCGCCATCGTCGATGTAAGATTTTAAATTTTCACCAAGAACTTTAACCTGTTCATCTGCTTTTAAATCGTTGCCGTCTATTCCTGTGGCAACGCCCACGCTTACTGATAATTCTCTTGCTAAATCTTCTGCTTTTTTCTCACCACCCTTTCTTCCGAAATTATCTCCTGTGTAGTATTCAATTTCGAGAAAGGAAATCTCAAGAGAAACAAATGCGGGGCTTCTCTTATCATCACTAAAAAATGCAATAGCATCGGGTGCATAATTCAATGCCACTTGATTGATAACACAATGTTTGTATGTAAACATACTCCCATCGTAATGTTTATCATTAGCGCCAGCTGCTCCACTGAATTTAGAATCATCGCCCCAAGGATAAAGTGTAATGGCGCACATCATAGGATAATCCAAGATGTTGAAATTCGCATTGCCAGCCGAATCTCTAATAAATGATGGCAATGCAGCACCACGCAGCCTTTTAGCGATTTGTCTAATTTTTTCGCTTTCTTCCTCGTTGTTTGGAGCAAACAACCACTGCATTCTATGTGTGCGTAATGTAGGAGCCTCAAACATAACGGAAAGGTGTGGGTTTAAAGAAGCACCAAAGCTTTGTGAAAGTAATCCCATGACATTACCGCTGTGTTCAGTCAGTCTTTTAATTAAAAGTCGCCCACCATATGCTGCTGCTGTTGCAGTATCAAACGTGTTATCAGCTGGATTCTGCCCACCATTAGCAACAACTCCAAAAAAACCTAATTCGGCTTTATCGTTGTATTGCACATTGTGTCTATCAACCAACTCCCTTGGTAGAGGAAGAGCCAACTGCCACTCAGTAAGAGCAGTCGCTGGGACATTTGGGGCGGGTCGTTTGTATTTTTTAAAATCGAACTGTACATAAAATTCGTTTAGGTCCGTTGGGAAAAACAGTATATCATCACTTTGTTGAAAACTGGAATCCATAGATGCCAAATTTTCGCTAGTGTCCGCAATAACACCACGCAAATTCTCAATGTCTGATTTGCTTGATAAGTTAATCTCTCGACCAATGGCACCGAAAATCTCACCAGCGATCCCAGCTAATACTTGCTCGCCTAAATTACCTAGGACGTTTTTATTAGAACCATCACCAAGCCCAACACGTTGTAGTGCTGCTGATAAACTACCAACAACAGAATTTTCAACACTATCAACCAATCTACTTCCGCTTTCTTTAACAAGCTTCTCGATTGGGTTTGTAATGTTTTTGAATAGGTTTTCGTTTACGGACATCGAACATCTCTATGTTAGAAACAACGGACTATTTATACGCATAAAAATGATAAATACACTATTGAATCGTGAAAGGTATACCGACAGTGGCGTACAAAGGTAAATTCCAACCCAAAAATCCATCCAAATACAAAGGTGATCCAACTAACATAATTTATCGCAGTGGTTGGGAACTTAAACTTATGATGTATCTAGACACACAACCAAACATCATAAAATGGAGTTCTGAAGAAATAATCATTCCATACATATCACCAATAGACAATCGCAAACATCGATATTTTCCTGATTTTTATGTTATGAAACGCACCCCAGGTGGTGCTATTGAAGAGGTGCTTATTGAGGTGAAACCAGAAGCTCAGATGGTTGAGCCTAAACCACGTACCACTAAGGGTGGTCGGCCTTCTAAACAATACATCAAAGAAGTATATACATGGGGCATCAACAGCGCCAAATGGGCTGCAGCTGAACGATATTGTGCCGAAAGGGGATGGATGTTTGTAAAGATGGGCGCCAAAGACCTAGGCATCAAGTTCTAATTCTCATATAAATAAAGAGTAAATGAGGAACAAACATGGTCGCAACACTTTTTGATAGCATTATTAAAAAGGGTATGAGAGCTGGACAAGCTCCTGCCAAGACACAATCTGCTCGTGAGTGGTATAGAAACACCGCAAAAAAGATAAGCAATCTAAACGAACGTAGTTTTCTAGAAGGCGACAAAACACGTTTGACGACACAGCCGATTCTGGGTAGTATGTATATGTTTTTTTATGATCCGAAAACTGCTGAGGATCTCCCGTACTATGATACGTTCCCGTTGGTGTTTCCTTTTGAAAAAGCTGAAGGTGGGTTTCTTGGATTGAATATGCATTATCTTCCACCACAGCTTAGAGCTAAACTGATGGATGGATTATATGAATATGCCAACAACGAGAAATACAACGAAACAACTCAACTTGCCATGAACTACCAATTGCTAAAAACGGCTGCGAAACTGAAATTCTTTAGTCCTTGTGTTAAAAGATATCTATCAAGTCACGTACGTTCAAAATTTATGTACATAGCACCAAAAGAATGGGATATCGCTCTGTTTCTTCCAACTGAACGCTTCAAAAAGGAATCAAAACAGGTTGTTTGGTTCGACAGCAAAAAGAAAGTAAGAAAATAAGATGGCTTATACTCCAAGTATCATCAACGCTGATATTGGCAAGATTGCCTTGCAAGCAGCCGAAGAGAGCGAAGTCATTGTGACAGCGCCCAGTAAGCCAAAAGGTAGATTTGATATTTCTGAATTTAGATCAGAGATTAAACTAAACGGTGTGCTCCAAAACAACAGATTTGTCATGATAATGTCGATGCCGAAGAACGTGAAAAAGCTTGACCCGTATATAGAAAATACTAGAAGAAATACTGTTGATAACGACAACTTCATTACACTTAGATGCGATGCTGTCACAATACCAGGTGTCAATTTCTTCACAAACGATAACATTAGACGTTACGGATTCGGTCAAATCGAGAAACGACCATATCTTCCAACATTCAACCCAATCACATTGAGTTTTATTGTTGATAAAAACGCCAGAGTTCTCAATTTTTTTAATGATTGGGCAAACAGCATTGTATATCACGACACAGATTTTGGCGTGTCAAGTCCTTCGCTAGACTACTCTACTAAACCATACCTGTTGAGATACAGCGATGATTTTATGTCAAAGATAATTAGAGTTTGGGTTTATGATCATTCTAACGCCATGTCATTCGGAATAAAACTGTATGACTGTTTCCCATTAACAACATCTGATATTGATCTTGATTGGGGATCACAAAATCAAATTATCAATATGAAAGTGGTAATGCAATTTTCTCACATGTCAATGCAATTTGTCAATCATGCTGAAGGTGATCCTTCTTCACCAAAAGGTTCGTCAGAAGTATATGATGATTCGATAAACCAAAACAAAAGACCAAGTTTAATAAACAGTATTCTGGATCAAACAGGAAAACTGGTACAAGGCGAAATATACAGCGGCGCTGAGCGTTACATCAACAAGACATTTGACAAGATATTCAAGTAAGGACACAATATGAAACTTCCTAAAATTGAACACCCAACCAGCGAGATAGCTGTTCCGACGACAGGAAAAATTATCAACTTCAGGCCGTTTCTGGTTAAAGAAGAAAAGATTCTTCTAATGGCTAGAGAAACTAAGAGTAAAAAAGAAGCTCTAAAATCTATCAAACAGGTTGTGAACAACTGCGCTATAGATGTGATCGATGTCGATAGTTTACAGATCGTTGACATCGAGTATATCTTTCTTCAGCTGCGCGCCATCTCTGTAAACAATATTATTGAATTGGCATACAGAGATAATGAGGATGGTAAAGAGTACAAGTTCAGTGTAAACATTGAAGACATCAAAATCGTTAAACCAAAAAAGAAAGTTAGCAACAAAATTAAAATAAACGACAAAACCACTATGGTTATGAGACACTGTGATGGTGATACGATTGATAAGATTGGAGAGTTTAAGAACGAGTCAGATATGCTGATGTTCTACATCAAAAACTGTCTAACTGAGGTTGTTATAGAAGAGACAGTTTATCCTGCTGCTGAAATTGAAGAAGCAAGTCTTGATGAGTTCATTGATAGTATGTCATCCAAAACGCTGGAAAAGATTAAGGATTTCTTTGCGAATACGCCTAAACTTGAGCATGTCATTGAATATACAAACTCAAAAGGAAGTGAGCGACGCATCGTTCTCGATACGTTAGAAGATTTTTTTACGCTGGTCTAAGTCATACGAGTTTAGTGAATTACTACAAACTGATATTCGGATTAGTAACCCACCACAAATATTCGGTTATTGATCTTGAAAACATGTATCCGTTCGAACGCGATTTATATGTGGATATGCTACTAGAATTCTTAGAAGACAAAAAAAAGGCTTTAGAAAATAAATGAATAACAGTAGAACACCATTAGAATTTCTTCGTGAGGATAATCCACCTTCACCGATGGTGTCGAGAGTAGCTGGTGCAACTACGGCACCAAGTGGAACACTATTTTCACCAATAAAAATTAACAGAGGAAAAGATGCTACGCAAAAAAGTGCAGCAACTATAATCAATCCATCTAAAAAACCTATATTAGAAGACGCGTCTGCTAAAGAAAAATCTGAGTGTTGTGAATCGTCAACTACTTTGTTAAAATCAATTGACAAATCTCTAAAGAATATGAACGCTTTTTATACTCAAGCATCAAAAGATATGCGCGAAGAAGATGCAGAGAAAACAGAAAAACCACCAGGAACTGGTGGTTTCATGGAGAAAGCAAAGGACACTGGTTCAGATTTACTTGAGGTAGCTATAGCATCACTAGGGATGTTGTTTGGGTCAAACATTAAATCCATGGTTGACGCATTAAATGATTTTGGAATTAATCTTGGTAAAGATATTGAGAACATCGGAAAGGGTATTGATAAATTTGGTGCTGATGTTGTTGATTACATGCATCTTTCAGAAGAAGAAAAAAAGAAGGGTGAGAAACCTTGGTATGAAAATATTGAGGGTGACATTTTAAAGGGTATCTTTGGCAACGGTGGAGCCTTTTTAAGTGATGCTAACAAAGTTAATGCACCAACAACTTATAGTGAATCACCAATATGGTCAGATTCAGGTGCTCTACTAGATGATAATGGAAGACCATATCTTGATCCTGCTCTTAAAGAAGCGTTGATGCCGCTTATTGATTTAATACACAAAGCCGAATCGAGCAATACTGAAACTGGTTACGACTCAATAAACATTGATACAGGAAAAACCTTTAAAGATAAAGATGGCAAAACTCAACAAATTTTTAAACCTGGTCAAATGGATTTGTCTGGAATGACAATAGACGAGATTTTAGAAAAACAGAAAAATAAAGAATTTTTGGCTGCTGGAAAATATCAGATTGAGCCTGTAACATTGGCTGAAATGAAGGATAAACTTAAATTAAGAGGTAATGAGAAATTTACTAATGATCTACAAGACGAAATAATGATACGAGGGCTCATCACCAAAAAACCTGATCTTGCAAATTATTTGTTCGCTGGTGCTGAAGCCGGAGATAAAAGAAAAGCCGCTGTTGGTACTTCTGAGATCTGGGCTGGTGTTGTAAACCCTGATAAGGGTCGTGGTAATTATGATGATGTTGCCAACAATAGAGCGTCAGTTGGTGCTCAAGAACTATACGCAGCTCTAGGTCTAGCTAAAGCCAACATGATCGCCCTGGGCGCGAAAAATAAAGATGTGGTAGCTAATACGAACAGAGAAATTCCTTCTGCTGGCACAGAAACAAAGGCAAACATGATTTCTGGGATAGCAAAAGAAGAAAAAGGTGGTGGAAGTAAGGAACTTCCTGTTGTACAAAATAACACAACAATTGTCCAGGGTGGTGTTGGTGCAAAGATGCCAAAATCAGAATATCTGATGGTTGTGCCGCCTGACGGTGAATCATCGTTAAGAGGAATGACACAATTTTTTTAATAAAAAAAGGGGAGCCGCGAAGCTCCCCTTTTCAATTTAGTATGCTTTATTCCAACATTCAACACAACAAGATCGTACTGAGTTGGTGTGTTTTCTTTTTGACCTAGACTCGCGATAGAAAGCGGTGATAGGTAAAAGACGTTTACACCTGGTACAGATTTTCTTGTTGACGGTAACAGTACCATCTAGTGTTGCTACAAGAAATTCTGAAATCAAACTCCGATGATGTACACCAGGACTTTGTCTCAAATTAAGCATCTTCATGTGACTAGTCTTCATCAACTTCATTGGCGAGCTTAGAGAAATACTCCAGGCCACCTTCTTCATCATCCTCATCATCTGATTCGTCATCCTCTTCAACCGGAGGCTTGGCTGCTTTCGCAGCTTTCTGCTTCGGAGCGGGTGCTTCTTTTTGTTTCTTTGGTTCAGCTGTCTTACGGCTCTCTGCCGCATCAACATCTTCATCCATACCACCCTTGGCAGTCTTCAGACCAAGGACTTTCTCTAGGCGCTTTTTGAGTTCATCATAACCCTTGAAGTGTTTAGGATCAATGAGCTCTTGTAGTGGGTGCTCAGATTTCCAGATGGCTTCAAGTTCTTTGTCATCATCAAGCAGCGGACCAGCATCATCAAATTCAGACTTGTCATAGTTGCGATAGCCATCAACCTGACGGATCTTGATCTTGAAGTTAGCACCTGTCCAGAGGTCGAACGGGTTCATAGCTTCTTCACCCTCTGCTTCCAGCGGGTTCATCACATCATTGAGCTTGTCAAAGATTTTCTTACCGTACTTGTAGAGGAACACCTTGCCTTCGTTCTCTGGCTTAGCAGAGTCCTTCACAACATAGATGTTGGAAGTGTAGGACAGGCGACGCTTTTGAGTGCGGGCTTGCTTACGTTGTGGAGAATTGTCATCGGTCGACTGGTTCCAGAGTTCGGAGTTGAACTCAGAAACAGGGTCTTCCTTACCGATTGTCGTTAGAGAGTTTTCGATGTACCAACCACCTGGGCCTTGAAAGCCATGGTCCCACATGCGGACGAAAGGAAGATCCTCATCGCCGGGTGCTGGGAGGAAACGAACGATCGCGAACCCGTTACCGGCTTTATCAACCGTTGGGGACCAGAAACGTTCTTCGCCTTCTTTTTTGGATTTGCCTTGGTTTTGATCAGCGAGTTCTTTTCTCAGCTTATCAAAATTGTTTGCGCTCTTCTTCATTGTTTTAAAGTCAACCATAGTCGTATTCCTTTGTGTTTCGATGTATGTTGTATATTACGATGTATGTCTTACGAACACGTATTTCGACTCATTATCCCAGAACGGCTGTATGCTCGTCGTTCTGGCTTCGAAACGTGGTAGAAAGTCATTAATGATCCAATTATCATTATCCATACCGAAGATTGTATCGGAATAGGTAACGATCCAGTCCTTCGTGTCACCCAGTTTCTGCATCACTGCGGCACGATCCGCAATTGGCATTTCAGTTAATGACCATGTAGCAATACAGAGGTCTGCAGGCCCAAGATCATTCACATCATGTACATATTTAGTGTTCTTGTGTCCACGCTTTTCATGGAACCACTGTTGAATGTTAGTTAGTTCCTTGAAGTCGTAGATTACATATTCGCCTTCGAAGCCAAGCTGACGGCATACATCAGCCATTTCGCCGGCACCAGCACCAATCTCTACGATGCGCTTCAGGCTCTTGAGATATTGAGTAACTTGTGTGAAGCTTTCGTGAGCGGGTCTTCCTTGAGCAAAATACTTCAGATGCCCATAATGGAAGATGCGGTTCATGGTCATCAGACTATCATCAAACACACGATAGTGGGCGTTGAAATCTTCAATGGTCATACCAACCAGAGGTTCGGTAATAGCATCACGAACCTTTTCATTTGAGTTGGCATCACCAAGAGCCAGAGCGATATACTCAGATGGTTTGTTCCTAGACATAATTGGCACCATGAATGTGGATGCCCATGCCTTGTAGCGTTCGAGTGGAAGTGTATTGAAATCATGGTCAAACACTTGACGCATCTCTGACCAGAAGTTCTCATCATTCAAACGTTTGGCTCGAGTCATTCGCTGAGATGCGGTCGACTCATGATTAAAGTCAGGCCAGATAGGTGACGGCATCGTTAGCCTCGTATCAACCTGTGGCATGTATGGTGCTGCTTGGTATGTAAACATTTCTTCAGACATTATAAGAACTTCTCCTTGAGGATTGCGAGATACTTACCCCTAGTATACTCTAGAAAGGGACGATACTTCAAGCATTTTCTGTAAATAGTTGGCCAAATGACCGAATCATTTATTTGCTTGTTCCAGTGTTTCATGAAGCCGAGGATGTCATCAAGGATGATCAGCGTCTCGATACAGATAAGCTTTCTCTTGAAGAGCTTAAGAGCATATGGGTGTTGTCCATCTTCAACAACGAAATTCTTATTGAAGTCCTCATCAAGCTTACCTAAGTCTGTCTTAAACACATAGGCCAGCGATTCTTTTCTCTTCAACCAATCAGTGTATGCTCGTTCAGCTTGTTCACCAAACAGATCACCACCCCAGGTGATGTCTCTGTCAATCAGATTGGCAACAATGTACATCTCAGGATCAGGTCGCTTCGCGAGCTTCTGAAAGAGGTACTTGTCTTTCTTTACTTCAAACTTGCTTGGATCAGAACGGACCTTGCCGCGATACTTCTGATAATCGTAACTGGAATTGAAGTGCTGTTTTAGTGCAAGAAACATAACATAAGCATCAAAGGCTTGCATCTTTACACAGGCAACCGTGCTGTCTTAGGCAACATGTTGAGGCTTTCAAACTCATTCTGAAGAGCGGATGTAAGCTTAGGATTTCTCTTAATCACTTCAGCTACCGTCTCGATCTCGAGTTTGCCACGTTCACAGTAATGAATGATTGCATCTCCATAGCTGATATGGTTCTCCCGAACAATTTGCTCGAGATCTTTATACAGCTGCTGGGGATCAATTGTCTTACCTAGTTTGTATTCTTGAGTCTTTGACACCATGGTTGATCTTCTTGTTTTGGGAACTCAGAAGCCGTGACGCCAGAACCATATCCGGCGCTCATGAACTTCTTGTTCTCTTTTGGCCCAACGTCAATGTTGGCGTTTTTAGTTGCGCGGCGAATAGCTCTGCGCTTAAGTTTTCTATCTGCTTTGGAACTCATGTTTTTGTTCCTTTATTTAAGGATAGTTCTACCAGTATACCATCCATTTGGGATAATGTCAACTCTTTTTATTTTTCTATTTTCTGTGCCATTAGTTATCCAAATAGAACCAAACTGGGAATTTCTTTCTCCTAATTGAGAAACTTTGTTAGCTTCTGAAATTTTATTTTTAGTTAAATCAGAATGATTTCTTCCCAACCAATGGCTACCGTTTTCTTCATAATATTTTTTGATACTATGGCTGATTTTTAGAGGATCAGCTAGTTTCGGTTTTACTAATTTGAATCCATAATTACCCGTTTTACGATGATTTTTTTTGTTATTTGGATGTTCTCTATTGACATATCCCCATCCACCTTGGCCACCAGGACAAATATTGTATGTGTCTCTGCGATCACAAAATTCTTCGGACACAAGTTCAGCTTCTTTAGCGTTCATCTCTTGTTCTGTTTTTAAAACAAAGAGTATCTCACGTTTGAAGTTTTGTAAACCATAGCGTTTAATGGCACGATTTAAGAAATGTCCTGAACCAATATATCCATCATCAAGAAAATCAGTTTGGTGTTTACCGATGTAAATTTTACCATTCTTGATGTTTGTTGTTTGATACACAATATAGTACACGGGAACTCCGAAAGCAGACTAATTACAGTCTATTTATACTTTCGGAGTTCCCAATGCTCCAGAGCTTGGGATCGAACCAAGGACAACTCGATTAACAGTCGAGGGCTCTACCGCTGAGCTACACTGGAAGAATAATGTTGGGACTTTTAAAGGATAGTCCCCATCCTTAGAAATTTACTGCTTGAGTGAGTAAACGAGCGAAACTGACTCTTGCTTCAGATCACCACGTTCGTTTTCATATTGAAGTCCGAAGTTACCGAAGGTGAATGGATACATGACCAGCATGGTGCTAGTGCGAACTGTACCGTTGGTGTCCTTTGTTCTGAGCGAATCTCCGATTTCGTATCCAACAGTTACCTTGGCTTTATCAATATTGAAAGAAGCTGTTGGTTCGATTGAAATGCCAGCGAAGTCTTTACCAACACCGACTGTTTGGGTGAGGTTAAGGCGACCGGAAAGTTTGACTAGGCCGAGGTCTACAAACTCACGCTGAAAACCAACCTTCACGAGATGGCTGTTTGATTCACGTAGACGGCCTTCGACGATTGCTTCGACATCATTACCAACGTCCCAAGCCCATTCGCCATTAACGTAGGTCGTGTCTGTTTGTCCGTTTGTAGTACCAACAGAAACCGTTTGTGCGGCTGCAGCTGGCGCGAGGAGAACTGCTGCGGCTGCAGCTAGTACTAGAAGTTTCATATGTTTACTCTCTATGTTGTTAAAGAAGAAGTGCGGGACTTTTCTGTTTCGAGGCAAGTCCCCAGCCCAATAAACTACGCCGCTAGGCGTTGTTCAAATGCAACTTCATTATCGTTTGCATTTAGTGTTTTTGTTCGTTTAACGGAGAACATCCGGATAGCCTCAGAACCTATTTACAAACAGTCGAACCTGTGTCGCCCCCATCAAAAACACACACTTATTAGGCCTCGGGACTCAAACCCGCTTGGTTTAAAAGATGTGCTTCACCATAAGTATGTGCTTTTGGTGGAGGCGTCGGGCACTGCCCCCGAGTGTTGCTTGGTTTAATTTTCCTCAGTTCACTATCATTAAGACTATTTATGCATTCGTACTTTTGTTTTTGGAGCAATTGTTTTTCTAATCATCGCGATGTTTTCAAGATGTTCAAAATCTTCTGGCTTATGATCACATTGTTCAGATCCGCGACATGCACCATTTGGTCTGTTTGGATCTTTTTTGTGTTTAATAACAGAACCCTTATCATGATCTATAGAAACATGTTGAACTTCACCGTTTGGATGTTGAACTTTGTAGTGTGTGAAGGCTGAATCAGATTGATAATTAAAATCGTCTTCTGGATCATGCCACTCGCTGGAACCTGTGTAAGTAATTTTCAGCAACCGACTTGGATCGCCAAGAGACTCTTTGATAAGATCAAGAATTCTACCCACGAACAAGCTCCTATTGAATTGATAATACTCTTATTTAGCTTACAAGTCAAGCCTTTTTCGAAAGGCATTTACCACAACCAACGTCTTTTTGTCTAAGACGTTTCTTTAACTCAGCTTCTGACTTGTGGTCATTAGTGCTGATTCTTCTGCAACTGCAAACGATCATCCTGGATAATACTTACTGACAAGAGCATTTACTTGGTCTAGATGAAAATCAGCCATTTTTCTATTATGTTCTCGCCTAATATCATCATGTCTAATTCTAGGAACAGCAGCAGCGTGAATTTTTAACCTTTTCAGATGAAAGCTATATTCTTGTCTGTCTTTAAGAGACATAATATCCTTTAAGGATTCGTCTAGCATCTTTTACTCCTGAAGAAGTTGCTTAGTATCATTACCTTCTTTGATGATCTTGATGTCAGAGTCAGCGCTCTTGATCTTATTCACCAATGCGAAAACATCACCGAAATTCTTGTAACCCTCACCGGAACTACCGACGTTGTTGCCATTCTCAGCGATCAAGCGATAACGCCATTCGTTACCAGCATCGATGTATAGTTCGTATGTGTACTTAGACATGTTATCCTCATTTAATTTTAGTGAAGTCTGGGACTTTCTCGTATCTCGTAGACTTGCCGTCTTTGTATGCTACAAGACGATCTTTCCTATTTATACCTGTTTTTCTGAGTGATACATGTATCCAGCCAGAGTTGACACCCTCCATCGGGTTGTAGAACTCAAGGATCAACTGGTCATAGTTGAGATGCTTTGCGATCCAGTCAGCGACTAGTCTATTAGACAGACCTTCGATCTCAAAGTCTACAGCTTCACCGAAGGCATGTTGGCTGTTCATGGCACCACCAACGGCACGATTAAGAGCAGGCGAGCGATACCCAGAATTGATCTTCAGCGCACGCTTGAAGTTGTCTCTGACTGGTTGAATAACATTTTGCACAACATGACGCAGATTAGCAACGTGCTCTGCGTTTGGTGTGTTGTCGATTTTGCGGGCTGCAGCTGTTGGTGAGTATGTGAACTCATCAAGGTAATAATTCTTAGAGATTAATTCTCTCTTTGACATAACAGAACTCCGTGTATGAATGTTCGAGGACCTAAGTCCTCGATCCACTCATATTTATCTGTTACTCGTCATAGTGCAGAGCCTGCATCTTTTTCAGCTTGCGCCGATAGGCTGCTAGTGGCATAGTGATCCAGTTTGGCGGAAACCACCAAGCACCCTTGAAGGTGACATTTGTTTCTTCAACCCAAAACTCAGATTCGTTTCTTTGAACCATAAGAACACCGTCCCTACTGAAGTACATATTATCCATCCTATTCGTAAGCGTGAAAAACAAGCTGATCACCATGCATCATGAAGGTGCCAAGGTAACGTCCATTGTAATCAGGAATTTGGTGGCCGGTTCCATAAATGCGGAACTCGCGTTTCTCTAGCGGAGCAAAGGTATCAACTTCCGCCCAGAAACAAGGTTTACCATGTTGAACCGAAGCGAAAAGAACCTTAGCCTCTTTTGGCATTTTGATAACAACAACATCTTGAATGGGCACTTCGAATTTCCATATAGTTCTCATCAGATGTTCTCCGCGTATCGTTGAAAGATTGCATCAACCTTTTTGAAAAACTCAATTGTCTCTACATCCGTCAGTTGAAAAATATTCTTACGAAAGTATTCCATTTTATGGAGCTTTCCGTCAAAGACGATTTCTGCTAGCTCATCAACGAGTGCTTGTCTTTCAATCATACCATCAATTCCATATTGAGGAAAGCAGACCGACAACCAAACAGAAAGCAAGCAGAGTACCCCAAGCCCACACCCAAGTAGCAAACACAATTGCCAAGAAAGGTGTGAAAAACAAAAAGGATAAAACGATTGCAATCGGCCAAACCACAACTAGAATTGTGGCCACAAGCTTTATTACAATATCTCTAAATTCCATAATATGAATCCCGAAAAGGTTTGGGGGAGACCGAAGCCTCCCCCAGAGTAGAAGAACTAGACAGCAGCCGGAGCTTTGACTTTGCGGACGGTGATGTCCTTGTCGAGAGCAGCCATCTCCATGGCGGTCTGGAGAGCCTTGACCTTCAGGTTACGGCCCCAACCGAACCAAGCCGAGTTCATGCGGTTGTCTTCGTTACGGCCGATGACGTGGTCAACCATGAAGGTTGAAGCGTTAAACGCCTGCCACCAGGAACCCTTCGCGAAGTTCGCACCGGGCTGCTGCTCGAGGATGTCGTAGGCGATACGAGCATTCCGCGAGTTCTTGTCTTCGCCAGTTTTCTTGTTTTCCTTGGCGCCGAACACACGACCGAAGTATTCAGTCACAGACTCGTCGGTGAAGCGTTTCGAGCCGAGGAACGCTGCAGCTTCCTTGTAGGTCTGAAGCTTGTCTTTCGCAACGCCCATCATCTCTTTGACGGAATCACCATCGAACTTGACACGGTGAGAGACGGACACGCGGTTCTTAGAGCCGAGGCTCAGAGACAGCGACAGCGTATTCCAGCACACGACCCGAACTGGGGTGAACTGGATGTCGATCGTCTTACCATACATGTGGGGATTGGAGAAGAGCAGGTTGGCGTCAACTCGGTCGCCTTTGAAGAGTTCGAAGGACTCTTTCACTTTGGCCATCGCGAACACGCGTTTGCCGTTCATAATCGAGCCGGCAGTTTCCATCGTCATATCACCGTTGCCGATGAAGTCGTTGAAAAACTCGAACGCTTCGGCGTTCTGGCAGGGGTTCCAGTCATCGCCCACGACGTCGAGCAGACGGTTATCCGACTTACGGATCAGGGCGGACTTACCGACCGCGATACGCTTCTTACCGACCGTAGCATACGCCGGAACCTTTTCGACTTCCCAGTCGAGACCGGCAGCTTCCATCATTTGTTGCGGAGTCAGATCGGCGGGGACTTGTTTACCGAGGCCATGCCAAGGTGTCTCGCCGGTCCAGGCCATCTGGGCAACGCCATCGACCATTTCAATCATATGCGACATTATCAATTTCCTGTTTCACGTGGGCAGGTTTTTCTGACCCAACAAATAAGAGTATACTCTAATACAGCATAAAAGGCAATCAAAACGTGAAAAAAAGTATTAAAAAGTGTTAATCTCCTAAGTCGTTGAATTTCCTAGTAAATCTACAAAAAGCTGATCAATTTGCTCCTTTTGGAACGCGGTAATGGTGGCGGTATACACCAAAATGTCTTGATCAATCGGACTCCAGTTAATTGATCTCCATGTGTCACGAACTATTTCCACGTTGATGATGGCTTCATCAAGCATCTTGTGGATCGCGATAAGTTCTTCCTCATTAATTACCATCAGATTTTCAACTTCCACTTAAAGATAAGACCACCAGACTTCATTCCGATTGGAAAGTCGTCGATGAATTTTAGGATGACGCTGGTTTCCACATTATCATCAGAAGAGTAGTTGTTCAGTCGGAAATTGTACTCGAACGTTTTTATCTCTTCCAAGTCTCTTTCAGGAATTAGCGGACCAATGATTTCACTTCTGAAACTAAAGAAAGAATCTGTTATTTCAGATTGCGATAGAACTAAGTCGTCCATTGAGAACTTCCTTCGCGATTTCAATGTCGTCTGGTTGAACCCCTACCGACCACAGTGTTCTAACAAATGGTTGGCCAGTAAGCATATCAGAATCATCATCAAGGATGACATATTTCTCGATGCCGGGAGTTGTGTCTAGGTACTCTTGAATTTCGTATCCGCGAGCCTTACCCTTTAGTTCGGGTGTCTTATCGAAGACTTCCGCGAACAAACCCTTCTTCTTGAACATAGCCTCGATTTGAAACACATCATGAAGCTTACGCCATGTGGATGTGATTACGATCTTTAGGTCTTCTTCTTCACAGAGTTTGTTAACGAGAGCGCAAGCTGCCGGATCTAGCTCAGCTACTGAGCGCCAAAAAATGCTTGATTCAGAATGGATTTGTTTTACGTTTTTCTCGTACCACTCATGAGAGTTAAGTACGCCGTCAATGTCAAGGAATAGGATGTTCATATTTTCCTCATGATAAAGTGGTCGCGGGGTTTCACACCGTCTCCTAGTCATACTAGGGCTTTAAGTCTCGTTCCACCGGCTGACAGGAGCATTCCGGACTCCCCCGTCGTCAATACTGGAACTACCGAACCCATCTTATCCCTGTACACAGGATCTCACAAGGTTATTACTAAGCTACCGCGATACTGGAACTGCCTCGTGGGATTGAACCACGGACCACCGGTTCCACAAACCAGCGCTCTACCACTGAGCTAAGACAGCAAATTATTTATTTAAAAGGTTGACGAGTCGGGCGATTAACTAAACCGTTCTTAGTTAATACTCTCACATTTCTTTCAGGTGCCTTTGGACGAGAAGATGGGGTCAAACCGTTAGCCACCAAAGCTTTTTTGATATGAAACATAGTTCTGGTGTGGTGGCGTACATCTTCCGGGGCTTTTCTAACGGTGGCCTTATCGCGAAGTAATCTGTGGACCTCTAAACTGTGTTGAAGTTGACCAGGATGTATCCGACTGACAGTATCCTTTATCTCGTTGTCAATTTTCTGTTTAGCTGCACGAACGCCAGCACGACTTTCGTTTTCCTTGTGGCTTCTTTCGGCATCAGCTATTTCTTCACTGTCATCATATGGAATTTCAACATGTTTGTCCACAATATCACTTGCAATAGAAGGAACGTTTGGACCGCTGTAATAGCCTGGATGATTACCAAATTTCCAATGCAAATGGTCTTTCATGAAATCAGAAATACCATCCTTAATACTACCGTTACTAGCTATTGCAGCAACACGAGCAGCGGAAGGTGACATTCCGTGATCAACGATGTTTCTTCGTTCATCATTTCTTCTCATCGAGGAAATAGAGCCCTCAATATCATCTGAAGCACCGTGAAGAGCACTGTGAAATTCAGGATCGCTTTTAACGTATTTCAAGACTTTGGCGTATACGTTTTTGTTGTGCTCGGGGCGAATATCACCACGGTCGGCAAGCGATTCTGTAACGTGTTCTCTAAGCGACTTCATTGGTTGTTCCTCTTTGACTGCGGAATATTTAGTCAATACAGAAATTGGTGGTGCCCACTATCCGAATCGAACGGATGACATCTGCGTTACAAAGGCAGTGCTCTACCAACTGAGCTAAGTGGGCTTATTCTTATTTATGTCTGCGATAATGTCGATTGCTTGGTAAAGTTTGTTGGTTAGTTGCAAATCGTCACGATACGTTTTTCGCTGCGAGTAGAGCTCCTGCAGCTTGTTGAGGAGAATAATTTCCTCTTCATTACAAGAAGAAATGGCGCGAGTAAGCCTCTCCATTATGTCTTTAAGTTGTTCTTTTACAAATTTGGTCATATTAGGCTTCCACTCTGCGGATTAAGATAGATAGTGGTCCGATATCCCACTCGTTTCGTGGGCGATCATTTTCATCAATGCGATTATGGAACGCCCAAACCCAAAGACTAGGTTCCCAGAACCACTTAACGCTTATGCGCCTGGTGTATTTCATATGTTATATGGTCCCTGAGCAACGGTGTAATAATCCGGAGCAGCTGTCTCAACGTTCTGCGCGTTGTACTCTTTGATGAATTGAACAGCTTCTTCAAGAGTGGTGAAATATACCCGCTCAAAAATCTTTGAACCCCAACCCCGCTCATACTCGGCAAGGTCTACTCGGGCAACACAGTTTGGCGTAACTTGTGGCATCAGTCAAATTTCCTAATTAGATGCTGAACTTGTGTATCGGAATAATCACCACAATTACTCCAACGACGGAAGGCGAAACAATCTACTTCTTGAGCGTCACACATAGTGGCGCGAGGACACGTATCACAGGGATTCTCCCTCTTGGTTGGTACAGTCTCAAAGACTTCCGGCTTGGCTCTCTCGCCGCCGTTATCAACGGTGAAGGTATCACGAAGCATGGGTCAGTCCTCAAGGACGCGGGTCTCAAAGTCAACGTAGTCGAAGTTCCAATTGAAGGTCAGACTACGCTTCACTGGGTCTTTATACTCATCGACATTCTTGATCGCTTTGGCTAGAGCTTCTTGAAGCCCCGACCAGGTCCGGTGAACGCCAAGTATCACTCGGCGGGCAGGAACCGTTCCCCAAAGTGGGTCGTCATAAGCATCTTTAACACCATAGAGCACGTGGCAGCTTTGCATGGGGTTTCTCCTAATCCACCATCAGTATACGCCTGATCGGGGTCAAAAGCAAGCAGCAAAAGATTAAATGCATGTAATTCAGAGATTACGGTAATACTGTTTAACTCTAGCAGCTATTTGCTTAGTATAGTCACCGGGATTCTTAACGAACACTTGTGGTTCACTAAGATCTTCAACGCAAATGACAACTACTATCTTCTTTATTAAAATACCAGTCATTTCCCAATACATATAAGCATACATTGAAGACTGGAGAATGTAGTCTAGAATCCATTCTTCTTTCTTGATCTTGGTAGAAGTCTTATAGTCCACGATCGCCAGTTCGCCGTCCCAGATCGTCACCAGATCGGTTGACCCGGCGACCTTAAGCTTCCTACTGTAGAGCGCTGCCTCTACTGCATGGATCGCTCCAGCCCACTTATCAAGAGCCTTCTTGATCTGAAGGAAGCAGGCGGCATTAGAAGGAGCTTCATCTTTGATGTTAAATGGAACGTTGGTGACATATCGTTCACACATAAAGTGAAGAGCGGTACCACGGCTTCTTGCTTGTTCAGAAATCTTGTTGGCTTGTTTCTCACCAACGTTTTTCTTCCACTCATCAAGGTAGGTTTTATCAGCGGTCTTATCGAGCACCGTTGTGACGGATGGGAATTTCTCCGCACCCGTCACAACATAATGTCGTTTACCATCAATTGTTTCTGTCTCAAGTCTAGGAAACTTCACCAACTGACTGTTGTCAAATTGTTTAACTAACATTGCGGTTGGATAATTCCTCTATCCTCAAGATTCTCACGGGCGATAATATATTCTTTCACAAAATTACTACGCACGATATCATCTCGATTGAATTGGATGTGACGAAAGGATTTCATCTCATCGATGACTTTAGAGTAATCATTAAACCCCGAGTTCTGACGATTATTCTTCAAGTCGTTTTGTCTAATATCACCACACATAATAACGCGAGAGTTCTTACCGACACGTGTGGTAATAGTATGCAACTCTTCGCTTGTCATATTCTGAATCTCATCAACAACGAAGATGGTGTTTTTAAGATTCATGCCGCGAATGTATGAGGTTGATGTAAACTTTACTAGACCCTTACTCTTCAGTGCCGAGTAGGCGTGTTCAACTTCTGACATATCTTGAAAGATAGAGAAGTATGGCATCTCATACACTTCGGACTTCTCTTGAATGCTTCCCTTCAAGAATCCCTGATCACGTGATGGGACTGTTGAACGCACGATAGTCACATCGTCATACACATCAGGCTTACTGAAAACTGTAGAGAGCGCAAGATAACAAGCGACAAAAGATTTACCTGTGCCGGCTGTTCCGGTCAAGAGAAGGTTCTTTCCCTTATTCCATGCTTCAAACGAAATGGCTTGGTTTGCTGTTAAAGGTTCAACGGTTTTTACTTTAAAGACCTTGTCCTTCAGAACAGTTCCTATATCAAGATCACCATGCTCTATTTGTCTTTTTTCGCGGCGGGTTAATCTTTGTTTCATATAAACTCTCTACTTGTTACGCTGACGGTTCCTGTGTTTTTTCATCACTTCTTCAGTCTTCAATTGCTTGATAGACTTTTTCATATATCGGTCAGCTAGCGGGGATTGGGGGTGGTGTTCTGCAATGTTCTGCAAAACGTCATTGAACCCACCGTCGGGCTTTGCGCGGTCCCCGCCTCGGTGAGAACTAATCATTGGCGCGCCATGAACACGTTGTTCTAGATTAGGATGGGCCGCCAGATAAGCGTCACGCTCAGAGATCGTCATAAACTCGATGAACTCTTTGCCTGTATTTTTGTTATAGAATTTGTAAGTCGGAATTTGAACACCTATTTCGTTACATGATTTTCTGTGAAGACTACTTGTGGAAAAATCTCGCGAAGCTTCACAAACTCGCTAATGTTACTTGGGGAATCGTCCCAAAACTCAACTTCATTGATAAATTTGCATTTCTTTAAGATACCCTCAAGAATTCTTCTCTTAGCTTCGCTACCCGGAAGAACGGTAACTGAACGAGCTCTTATTATGTGAGAACGATCAGTATTCATATTTAGTCCGTGGTTGGCAAAATGGTTGAGAAAATTATCCAAACCTACAGGATCCATGTTATCACGAGCCGTCAAAGCCAAGAAGAACACTTCTTTTTTCTTACCATACTCTTTCAGAGCAATCACAAGATTTTTGGTGATTGGTTTGGCGTATTTACTGAATATCTTAGGATCTCTAAATGCTCCGAAGCTGTTTTTTTGATCCAACGCAGCGTTATTAACATCAAGAATTCTCTTTAGATGATCTTCATCAGCAAACTGCTCTGTCGTTACCGACAAATATTTTCCGTTCTTACCCCTTATTCTATTTTTTGTTTTCTTATCAACCAGATAAATTTTAAGGTGTTTTGATGGTGTCTTGAACAATGTGTCATCAATATCCCAAACGGATAATTTCGGTTTTCTCTCTTTTTTTATTTTCGATATGACATTTGATAACGTTTCAGGAGTTGTGTGGTCACGTTTCATAACCTATCTCTCAGTCGTAAAGCTCATCATCAAGCTCACGGAGCTGATCGATGTTCTTCGTTTTTAGAGCGGCATTAATTCGCTTGTTGGAAACCTTCCGACGATGCTCGTCGCGATCGGTCCTCCAGTCATCTTGATCTTCATCATATTTTTCGAATTTAGACCGCGTATGTTTTGACTTACTCATCTCTCTCTCTACTACTTGACCAGACCAGGAAAGGCTCTGTTCACAACCTTCTTATTAATCGTTTTCCAAACTTTACCGTTTCTAATACGCTCAAGAAACTCAGCGTCTTCAGGCAGAACTGTTTCAAGAAGCTGGCGCCACATTGATACACGCTTCTCGATTGTCATGGCCGGAGCGTTGCTATTCTCAACAAAGAGATACAGAGTGCGGGCACGTGAATAAAGCATACCATGGAGATCAAGATATTCTTTGTTTGGCTTGTAGGGGATTTCCCCTTCAGGGAGAAGCCACCGTACACGCGAATCAAGCGCATACTGAAGAAGAACTCGAAGAGGAGCGACGTCGTTCTTGCGTAGAAAGTCTACACGTTCTTGATCGTCTTCGAATTTAGCAGCCTCTGTGATAATTTCAGAGATAGCTCGTTTCATTGGCATTTTAGTTTTTCCTTGTATCAGAAGTCACCGATGACCTCCATTAGATGTTTGAGTTTATGTGTCATGAAATAGTTGAACATTTTCTTGCGGCCTTTACCAGCCTCATTTTCATATTCAGACAAGATATTTTCCTGAATGTTTTTCGGGACACAGTCTAGATCGATCAACTGTTTATTCCGATGCCAGCGCTGTAGCATCTGCTCATTACAAAACTCTTCGGGTTTCTGTTTAACCCAGACATCAAGTTTCTTCTGCGTTACCGGCTTGGCGCGCTCTCGAAGAACCAATGAGTTGTCAGCCATAAGAATAGAAGGAACACCATCACCTTTGTCACCCTTGATGATATGTTCGGCTTTGAATAGGTCGGGGTTGTTATGGGTGATTTTCTTTTTGCGTACTGGGTCATATTGCTCAACGGCCATGTATGTATGAAGCTGAATGAAGTCTTTGTCACCGGAAAGGATTAGGATGCGCGCACCCTCTGGTCCGTAGGTGTGGACAAGTGTCGCGATGATATCGTCAGCCTCCGCACCATCAACTTCGATAACACGATAAGGAAAGCTTTCCTTGAGCTCAGCACGGATCTTCGCCAGATAGGTGAAGATCGCTGTCCAATCCATCGTGGTAGTCTCTTCACGAGCCTGCCTACGATTTGCTTTGTAGTAGGGGAATTGCTCTCGGCGCCAGCTGCCTCGGCTATCACAGGCGATCACAAGCTCACCATACTTTTCACAGTAGCGTGATGTGTAGGAGCGGATCGAGTTGAGGATCATGTGCCGAAGCAAACTCTCATCAAGCTCAGCGGACTTCTGATTACTCATCTGCATCATCAGATTAGAAATCATCACTTGTTGTAGGTCGACGATAATCACTTAATCACCTTTAGAATTACGATGTTCTCGTTGATTCGGCCATTCGGCTTCCGAGCTTTAGTCTTCATCTCACCCATGAATTTCCTCAGACCAATCTTACCAGTTGAGAGAAGCTTCGCGACCTGTTCTTCAGGCTTACGAAGCGTCTTGTACTCAGATTCTTCTTGATCGAAACCAATAAGAGTTGTCCCTTTGACACTAATACCAGCTGGTCCGGCAGCATTATAAACGGCCAGCTGCTTATATTTAGTGTTGTAGACCCACAGCTGCTGCGCACCAATCATCTCGATTGGGTTAACGGAAACGATCTTCAGAGGCTTGAATTCTTTCTGGTACTTGAGACGCTTGATGACATCAACGGCCAGCTTCTCTTTCTTCTTGCGAGGCTTCCGCTCTTTCGACACCTTACGGTTAGAGCCGTAGCGCTCGATATCAGAAAACCATTCGTTGAAGAACTTCTTCAGACGTGCGCGATCAGACCCATAGGCTTCCGTCACCTGTGCGTCACGCTCATTGAGCTCATCAAGTTTTGGTTGGTAATAAGCAGCGATCATATTAGTGATCTGCGAAGAGACTTCGTTCTTCTGAAGGAAGTCATACATCGAGAACTTCTCTTTGTTGACAAAGAAATTGTCAAGAGCGTCTTCAAGGTCAGCGATAAGCTGCTCACCCTTCTCTTTGATGCGTTCCTGGATGTTGGGTGGTTTCTTCTTCGCCTTGACAGCGTCAGGGTCCTTGAGACCGGCACCCTTCTGAATGGCTGTTTGAATGCGTTCTTTGAAGCGAACTACCGTGTCTTTAGGAAGCTTCGTGCCATTCAGAGCGATCTTAGACAGCCAGTAAACGACCGAAGGAATGGCGTTAAAGTTGACACGCCTGACTGCCTGAATTTCGGCTTTCGTATAACCTTCACGACCCATAAAGTCGAGAAGCCACACTTTACCCTTCTCAGGGTCTTGAGTGTAGTTGTACCAAGTTAGAGTTGGGTGGAGTTGTTGGTCAGTAATTTTACCAGTAAAGATCGGCTCTGCACCGTAGAAGGCATCGGTTTGTGTTCCGGAAGCTCTACGTGCGCGTTTCTTTTTGATGCCGCGAGGCATAGGTGGTCTCCTTTATCTGAGCCTTCAGTATACTACGTCCGGCCACAGAAAGCAAGCAAAAAATGTTCTTTATTTCAGAGAGTTTAGTAGTGATTGCCATTTATAGATAACATTAGTCCAAGAGTAACGAGTATCCGCGAAAGACTTGATGTATTTCAATAATGGTGTCATATCATTCTGGCGAATATTCTCAATAGCATAAGCGAGCGTATGAGCGAACACTTGTGCATGTTCATTAGGATTCTGATTACCATCATACATTACCGTTAACCCACCGGAAGTCTCTGGCAAAGCTGCTAGATTAGGATGGACACACAAGCAACCGGCAGACATAGCTTCTGCGAGCGCAATACAAAATGTTTCCTGCCAGATAGATGGATAAGCAAAGATATGTGCTTTCTCAAGAGCTCCTCTTACAACACTGTTTGGTTGGAATCCGTGATAGTTGATTCCGGGGTGTTGACGGCAGCGTTCAAAAAGTTCTTCGTAAGGTTGGTCACGTTCTGGCCAACCATAGATGTTGAAGCTTGAGAAAACATCAAGCTCGATCTGACCATCAAACTGTTTGTACAGATGTTCAAAGACCGGAACCAGAATCTCAAGTCCACGATGCGGTGTACTTGTGTAGATAAGACGAATCTTATCGGTAGGTTTCAACATCATACCGAGCGGCTCAATGCCATTGGCGATTACTGTAGACTTGTCATCCCAAGGAACACCAAGCTGGTTACGATAGGATTCGTACTGCCAGTTAGAACAGAACACCAGTTTAGAGAAACGATTGCGACTTAGATCAGACTTAAGATGTTGAACTTCAGGATCACCGGCAAGGTCGTGTAGGTGGAGAATTCTCTTGTGTCTCTTCTTCAGTTCACGCACTCGACTTGTGATCAACTGCACACCTTCAAATTCTTCCGGACTAATCCTCTCAAGAATCCCACGTGTTACGAGTTCAGTACCACCGTTCGCGTTTTTGTTGACTTCATTCAGTTCCACTACTACATATCCTCGTCTGTCAAAACGTTACTTTCGCGAAATTGCTGAAGCTCAACACCCAAAGCGTTCATAACGTCTTTTGGTGAGGCGGCAGCATTAGTGTAAAAGAATTCTACACCAGTGTCCGTGAGAAGATAATCGCATTTTCCTGTAGGATCTGCAATCGCCAGACCCATCATCTCAAACAGTTCCGCGAAAAGCTTATTTGTAAAGAACTGAGGAATTGGGAAATCTTGTGCTTCGATCATGTCTCAACTCGCAGGGCTGGTTCAAAACTAATGACAGAATCGACTCTGAAGCTACGCCATTTCTGGAGCTCTAGATCAAAGCAAGGAACGACTTCCTCGTTTACCTTGCGGCTTTTGGTAGCGTCATCAGGTGCAATTTCTTCAGCAGGAATAAGTGAGTGATGAAGAGTCGCCGGCATTCGACGAGTGGAACCATCTACCTTAGTAAAGACCACTGTACATGGTCCTTTAAGTAATTGGTTGACGAAATTCTCACGTGGTGTTTCTTTTTTCATATTAATAACTCTCTTTTAGTTGTTCAAAACCACCGATATAATCATCATTACAGGTGATTGCGGGGAATGTTTTAGCTGTAGGAAATTTCTTCACGAACTCTTCTATGTTGTAGTCTAGATCAAGTGTCTTAACTTCAAAGTCTGCTTTCCGCATAAGCAAAAAGCTCTTAGCTTCTTGACAGAAGCGGCAATTGTTCTTAGACCAGATAACGTACTTACGCATCGATTTCCCTGTCAATAAAAATGTAAAGGTATGGTGTCTTTCTCTTGAAAGGTATTTTCACACAGTAATAATTCAACTGGTGTAGTTGATCAACTACTGTGTGAAAACTTTTACCATTTTTCCAAGAAGCTTTGTGGCAGTAGAAAAAAGTTTTTGGCCAAGAAAACAATTGATTCTTCATACTCAAGTCTACTGCTTTTATGCAGCTTTGTCAAGCTGTTTCTTCACTGCTTTAATCTTTGTACGTTTACCACCGGTGATTGTTTTAAGACCATGTTCGCGATCAATGAACTTGTACTCAACTTTCGTTGGTTCAAATTCACTGAGAGCGTCGAAGACGTCTTTAATATCAAGAGTGGAACAAGTGTATACATCAAATTGCATTAGTCCGGGATCACATTCGTCCCAGACGTGCATCGCGATGTGACTTGTTTCGATGATTGTGACTGCTGTGAGTCCTTGATTACCAACCATAGGAGAATACACGCTGTATGGGCCCATAAGAATTTTCATCCCAATGGTATCTACAAGACGAGCCATCCAGTCCTTAATTGCGGCTGGATCCTTTGGTGGGTTGTTTAATTCTGCCCTAACAATGAGGTGCTTGTGTTCGAGTACTTTTCCCAATTCACGTAATTTCCTTCTAAGATTGTTAATAGAATAGTGTAGTATAGTGTATGCACGACAGTTGTCAAGCCTTTTTAGAAATAGATGCTCTGTGGAATTTGCCTGAGATCCACGAATTATAATACCGTGGAGTTCCATCAGGTAGTTTTTCTTCTAGAACATTATATTGAAATTGTAACTTGGCTTCTTGGTAGTTGGTTTCGCCGCGAGTCTGGCAAAATCTAAGAATAGTTCTTTTAAAACATTTCGGACCATAGTGTTCTAAATCAGCCAGCAAATCTTTGGATGAACCATAATAATCTTTCCAATCAGATTCCTTCCGAAGTTTTTTACGTTTACCTTTTACGACCTTGTATCCGGCTTTAGTGAAATACTTTCGACCGATATAAGCTTTTCCGTTTGTGCATTCTATAAGATAGACAAACCCAAAAACGTTTTCTGGAACTTCCTCAACATCTTTACCTTCATAAATCCACATGATATTTATCTACCTAATTTGAAACGAAACTTCTTTCCGTTGGTTTCCATTGAAGCGTGTTTAGCAGGTGGATAAAAATCTGGAAAGACCTTACTCATTACTTTATTTGCGTGTCGTATAAAACTACCCTCGTCGTATTTCGTAACAGCAGCTGGGCCAGTTGGAGAACCTTTAACATCTCTTCGTCTTGTGTGGATTTCAAAAGTTTTATCTTTTGGATTGTGGTGAATTTTAACGAATGGTTTACTGTCTGCTGTCGCTAAATCTGATGACAACGCAGTAGCGTGTTCAATATCACTTTTGTGGACAGTTGTTGTGGTGATTCTTGAACCCTTTGGGAATCCTCGGACCCTAGTAGCTTCACTGAATTCTTTAAACGTTTTCATCATTGATCCACTACCCAATTACCTGGTTTATCAGCGTACATACAAGAGATCCATTCAAATCCCCATCCATAACCACCAGCGTTTTTACGTCTTTGTGGACGACTAACATTGTTGTCCATAATATACCAATATCCGTCTTGTTCGTTGAACACCTTAGTTGCTAGATGATATTCTTTGTTGTTTGGGCTTGCATCATCAACGATGGCGCAGAAACAAAGAGCAACATGCTTTTTGTTTATACCACGATCGATCAGCATCTCTGCCATTGTAAGAGCAAAGCCATCGCAATCATCTTTGAAATTTCCTGGGCCTGCAGCAATTTCATTTTTCCAAGATTTCCAATATTCATTTTTACCAAAAACCTTTTCATCTGATTCGTAGATTAGCCGTAGTCTAACGATCTTAAACACTTCATCGATGATTGCTAGTGACATTAAAATCTCCTATCAGCAAAGGGGGGATGTTGGTGTGTCACGACAGAACTGGCTATATCCACCTGGCGCTGGCGATGGCTCAGTTGAGCGACCATCTTCAATTGTTGAAATTGGTGGTGTAACGACAGGCACTGATGAACAAGCTGCAGTCATCAGTGCCAATGCGATTAGTAAAATTCTCATTTCGTTTGTCCTTTTAATTTCTGCGACATCTTAAAAAGAGCCAGCCGATTGCCAGAATCTGTTTCATAATCTGGATGATTTCTATCTAATGCATTCTTTATTTGTTCAGGAGTAGTTCCTGGTCTAAGTTTGTGTTCAGGACCTTCGGCGTAGAATCTTCCACGATCTACCTTGTAGATAACAGAACCACGTGGTTTCCCAGACATTTTCTGTGCTTCTTTTTCAGCCGCATCCATAAATGCTGGATGATGTTCACCATAGCTGTTGTTCTTGTGGAAAATAGTATGTCCCTGAGTGTTTTGATATGGAACACGAAACTCGCGATATTTGTCAATACCATTCTTACGACCATACATCACAACACCGCCGTATCTAACATGACCATGCAGGATTCTTAGAGTGTCTTTTTCTTCTTCATCATCCATATGATACACATCTGTATGCGATGGATGTGTCATACAAGATCCATCAAGTTGTCCACCCTCAGATCTGGATTCTGATCCATAAGCCCAAGAATGCCCAGTTGGGTGTTCTGGCGCCGATTCAGGGTTAGACATGCCAGCGACGTGAGCTCCACGTTGAACGACTAATTCGTGGTGTTCATCAGAATGCTGGATAACTGGATTGTATTTGTGACTCGATAGGTCACGATTTCTTGATGGGTCAGAATTAAAGCGATCGCGGATACCTGAATCCTTGATCATCTTTCCGAGTTTAGTGCGATTTTGTGGCTTTTTAGGGTCTGCAGGCGTCAATCCCTCATGGTAGTCAAAATGTGAGATTTCTCTTCCAAGGTGCTGCTCAACCTCTTGATGCACTGGGCTTTTTTTAGACCCTGGATCAGTAATTGTGAGTTTCTTCTCGTCTGAGCCTTTTCCGAAGTAACGATCAGTCTGTTTTAGGACTTCTGGCTTTCTTCTTGATGCAACATTGTGCGCAAGCTTTGCCTGCCACTGCGTCAGACCTTCACGAATAAACTGTTTGAATGTATACATGACAGATTCCCGAATTACCCATTATTTATTTAAATGTGTGAACGCCCAGCTGTTACACTGGGCGTCACCTGTTAGTGGTTGTTTACTCGTTTAGGTAGGCGAAGTATTTGCCACTGGTTCAGAAACTACTGGTTCGATTACAACATCAAAATCAGGAATTACTGGCGAGGCTGGCGTTTCAAGAACCGGATCAACAACTGGTGCGACTGGGTCTACTGGCGCAGGTTCTGGTGTTGGTTCAACAACAGGAATGTCAACGACCGGAGTTTCTACAACAGGATCAGGAGTTACAACCACTGGGGCTGGCTCTTCAACTGGTGTAGGAACTGGCTCTTCAACAGGAACTGGTGCTGGATCAACTACAGGCTCAGAAACTGGCTCTGGTGTTGGTTCAACAGGAACTGGAGTAGGTTCTACTACTGGTTCAGGCGCTGGTTCCACAATTACAACTGGTTCAGGCGCTGGTTCAACAACAGGCTCAGAGACAGGAACTGGTTCCACAACAACCACTACTGGTTCTTCAACAGGAACTGGAGTAGGTTCTACTACTGGTTCTGGTGTTGGTTCAACGACCACAACTGGATCTGGGAATGGTGTTGGTTCAGGAACTGGCGTTGGGGCTGGTGCGAGAGCAGCATCAAGTTGCTTGAGTAGTCCTTCAATAGTAGAGTTTAGAGTTGCAACTGTACCTTCAAGTTCTTTTACTTTTGTTTCATCAACAACTGTAACTTCTTTTACAACTTCAACTGTTGGACCTGGGACTTCTACAACACGTTCAGGACCTGGTACTTCAACCGTAACTTCTCTTACTACTTCTACTGTTGGTCCAGGAACCTCGACAATACGTTCGGGTCCAGGAACCTCAACTGTAACTTCTTTTACGACTTCAACTGTTGGACCTGGGACTTCTACGATTCTTTCTGGTCCGAGAACCTCAACAATACGCTCAGGTCCTAAGACTTCTACGATTCTTTCTGGTCCAGGAACCTCAACAATACGCTCAGGTCCTAAGACTTCTACGATTCTTTCTGGTCCAGGAACCTCAACAGTTACTTCTCTTACGACTTCAACTGTTGGACCTGGGACTTCTACAGTGACTTCGCGAACGACTTCAACTGTTGGTCCAGGAACCTCAACGTTAACTACACGCTCAGGTCCTGGTACCTCAACAATGCGCTCAGGGCCAAGAACCTCAACGATACGTTCAGGTCCTGGCACTGGCACTTCAACAAGTTTTTCGACTTCGCGAACGACTTCTACAGGGACATCAACACGTACTTCTTTGATAACTTCAACGATCACTGGTGGTTGAGCTTCAAGTCTACCTGTCATATATTTGATGACATTTTCAGACTCAAGAGCTTTTGCACCAAGAGCAGCAAGATCATCTTGAGCGTCTTTGATATCTTTAGTAATACGCTCTTTATCTGCTTGATATGACGATTCGTTTTCTTTCAGTTTTTGCTGAAGATTCTTAATACGCTTTTCAAGTCTTTCTCGTTCTCCGGCAATGCCATCAACGATTCCCTGTACGTCTTCTAAAAGTCTCATCTCTACTTCCTCTTATTGTTTGTCGGCTGGAAGCTCAAGAATAAGCTCAGATTCTGCCGATGGCACCAATACTTCATCAGTATTTAGTGGTGCTTCTTCAACGATTGATTCGAAGACAGGAGCATCTTGTAATGCAGGAGCGTCAACAAGAACTTCTTCAACAGGTGTGTCGAAAATTGGTTCTGGGAACGGGATCACTGGATCAACAATTGGCTCTGTTACTTCAGGAGCTTCGATAACCACTGTGTCATCTTCGACCATAGGTTGTTCGACGATGATATCTGGACTAACTGGGGCTGGTAGGTTAACCTCAGGTGTTGGTTCAACAACAGGTAGTTCAACAACAGGTAGTTCAACTACTGGTTCTGGTGTTGGTTCAACAGGTGTTTCGATTACAACTGGTTCTTCGATGATAACAACTTCATCAACAACTGGTGTTGGAACTGGTTCAACTACCACAACTTCGTCAATGACTGGTGGTGGAAGAAAAATGATTTCTGGGAACCAGACTGGTGCTGTTTCAATCACTGGTTCTGGTGTTGGTTCTACTACAACAACTGTTTCTTCAACAGGAACTGGAGCAGGTTCAACTACAAGAACTGGTTCTTCGACTGGGACTGGTGCAGGTTCTACTACAACAACTTCATCAACAACTGGTTCTTCAACAGGAACTGGTGCAGTTTCTTCAACAACAGGTAGTGGTTCTGGTGTTGGTTCAACTGGTGTTTCAATTACGACTGGTTCCTCAACAACAATAACAGGAGTTTCTTCAACTACTGGTTCTGGTGTTGGTTCAACTACTACAACTGGTTCTTCGATTACTACAACTGGTTCTTCGACTGGGACTGGTGCAGGTTCAACTACAACAACTGGTTCTTCGATTACTACAACTGGTTCTTCAACAGGAACTGGAGTAGGTTCAACTACAACAACTGGTTCTTCAACCGGTGTTGGTTCAACTGGTGGTAGATCAGGTTCAACAACCACAACAGGTGGCATGAGGAATGCGATCGCAGCAGAAGCTTGAGCTGCTTTACCAACAAGACGTGACTTCTTAGCATTAAGAACAGCTAATTCGCCATCAAATTCAGCTTTGATATCTGCAAACTCGGCTTCAGTGTCAGCAATTTCTGCGCTGAAATAACCAACGTCAGAATTTGTTTCATTTAGAATTTCTTGAAGTTGTTCAACTAACGACTTTGAAAGTTGAAATGATGGTTCAGCTACAGCCGATGCTGCAACTGGTGCGGAAAGGTGTTCAGATTCGCGTTCATCACGCTTATCGTCATTCTTCCATCCGCCACGACGGCCGAAATCCTTTTCGTTGCCCACGTGAAATTCTCCTTTTTTGTGTTTTTCTCTTCAGATATTTTCATACACATATTTAGCTCGTATAGAATTTTACACTTAACGATCAGTGCCAGGTGATGACCACCTGGCACTATTAAGTATCTTAGAATAAGGATCGCCGTCTTTAGTCGTGAGAAGAATTTTTATTTTTGTTTCACTTAGATCAAAATAATCAATGTTACCAGGTTTTGAGATGTCTTCTAAAGCTAGACGATAGGTTCTCTTAATAAGATTATGAGAAATCTGTCTTACTTTGTATACAGGTCCAGTTATCTCAGGCTCTGAAGTTGTATTGTTCCAGAAATCATATTCTGGTTCTTTCAGAATGTTAATAAAATCGCCTAACTCTAGCTCTAAAGACATATCCGACTCCTAGATAGAAGTTACCTCGCAGCCGCCAGCTGAGCAAGCAAGCTCTTGACTTCCTGTAGTTTGATCTTCTTTTTCGAAGTCGCGCAGTTTATCCCAGTCGATTGATTTAGGCGAATTTTCAACCCACTTTTCATAGGTTTCCTTGTCAATGTCTTGATAAGGAGCCTGTTGATAAGTGTGATCATCACGAGGCAGGAAGGCTACTCCGGTGATCTCATCAAAGTGTTTGTAAACGAAAGCGGCCATATCCACCCATTCATCTTCACCAACGTTAATCGTTACAGAAGGTTTATGTTCACACCACTCGCGCTGAACTGTTAGCCAAGTTTCAAGGTGTTCTAGAGCGGTGATGTCATGACGTGTAACAGCACCCTTTGGTGACTTCTGGGGGAAGCTGAAGACAGTAGTTTTGTTTGGCATCATTACATCTGGCTCGTTTGGAACACCTTGAGCCTTAAGGAATGTCGTCATTGCATCGAAGTTATCACCGCGAATAGTGCGGAGATAGTATTCCGAGTGACGTGGGTGAATGCCTGATGCCGAATCAACAAGCTGTGATACGGTTCCAGATGGTTTCACACAGGTGATAGCAACTGACTGATTGATGCCGAGTTTCTTGGCCCACTCAGCATTTACTTTGACGGAGAGCTCTCTAAGTTCATTCATCCACCCAATAGCTTTTGGGTTGTCGAAAATACCTGTCATAGAAACGCCGAGAAGTCTTTCCTCTTCGCAGTTGTCTTTCCAGATCTTACGGAGATATTTGAAGTCGGTGAAGGTTGACTGGATCGTTCCGAGGATCACAGCCAGTTCTACCTTCTGCTTCAGTGTTTCGAGAGTATCTTCAGCACGAACTACGACTTCGGTAAGGTTGCAGAATTGATACGGCCGAAGGATGATCTCTGAACACGGATTAGTGCCAAAATGAACTCCATCGATTTCTCTACGTCCGCATCGAAGGGCTTGGTTATTTGATGCTTGACGGTTGAAGATCCCACGTTCGCCAGACTTAGACTCATATAGCGACTTCCATTCGTCAAGGAATTGCCCGACCGTTGGTTTCTCATTATACACCGCTGAGTTATTAGCAAGAGCACGGTGAGGATGGGTTGTCCACCACTGACCGTTCTTGCAGGTTGCCATCTCACGATCATTAAGATCCGAGAGGGAGATAAGTGCTGAGCGGCGAACGCCACCAGCAACGATTACTTCTGCTGTCTTACAGCAAATGTCGTGAACTTCAAGAGGACGAAGGCGACGTCCGCCAGCGTTACGGAAGATATCAACACAGTATTCGAAGAGACGCTTAAGTGGTTCCGGACCTGAGGCACGACCACCGAATGTCTTTAGACGTTCACCTTCAGCGCGAACTTTTGAGTAGTCAAGATTTGGGATTTGACCAGAATACAAAAGAGCCAGGAGCTCTTTGAAAGCTCTAGCCCAGCCAGACTTGGAATCGCCGATGATGATGGTGGTATTGGTTTTCTCAAAGTGTTCAGCAATAATTGGCAGCTTGTCTGTGTACATGCGTTCAACAGAGAAGCCGACGCCTGTACCACACATCAGGATGTACATTAGCTCATCGAATGAACGGACGTTATCAATTGGAAGATAAGAGCAATTATAAGCGGCAACGTTGCAACGTTCCATTGCTGGGCCAGCAGTCATTAGTGCGCGCATTGAAGGCATAACTTCAAGGTTCACAATGGCGTTGAATATTTCGTCTTTGAGTTTAGTTGTAAGCTTATCTGGTAAAACAAAACTACAGTAACGTCTAACCGTCTCATCCCAAGTCTCGCGTCTATTCTCTTCCTCAAGCCATCGTGCGTATCTGGACACGGCAATGACGCGTTGGTAATCTTTCATTTTTGATAATCCTACAGGGGGTTGGGTATTATTTATGTGGTGTATTGTTCTTATGGTCCCTGTTAACGATACTTAATTTTGTTAAGTGACGACAGAGAAAAACTCCCACGATCTAGGATTCTCATATTGATTGGGTAGGTGTAGAGATAGTTGTTTGATACAACAAAGTCTCCTTCAAGTGGTTCAGTCGTTTCAATGTTGTATGCTGTTTCGAAATACGTAATCATGGTTTCTCCTATACGGCCATTGGGGCTTTTATGCTGGGGTGTGGATTATAGTTTACTAGAAAAAATTCATCTGGATGCATCGTGTGCCATGCTTGCAGAGTATCACCAAATTCTGGAATAATTACCTTTGGTTCATCGCGGCTCAAACGTGTCAACTGCTCACCCACTTGTTCAACGTGGTTTTCGTAGATGTGAACGTCACCAAGCGACATAATCAGTCGGCCTGGCTTCAGACCAGTTACAGCTGCGATAATGTAAGTCAGAAGAGCATAGGAAGCGATGTTGAATGGAAGGCCGAGGAACGTATCCACAGAGCGCTGGAACATCATGCACTCAAGGTAGCCGTCATTGGTGACGTTGAATTGAGCAAGAATGTGGCATGGTGGTAGACACATTAAATCAAGCTCACCAGGGTTCCAGGCGGTAATGATATGACGCCGACCATAAGGATCTTTCTTTAGACCTTGGATAAGATTATCAATTTGATCAATCGAATGAAACTCGCCATCACGGTGGTATTGCCAGTCGCGCCACTGAACACCATAGATGCGTCCGGCATCACCAACGTAACCTTGTTTGTTACGACTTACCCAGTATTCAGCTTCAACGTTGTCAGTCCAGATCGTACGATGCGTCGCGAAACTATCTTCAAGACTCTGTTCATCAGTGAAAACAAACTCACCTGGCTTGGCATGAACAAGACAAGCTAGTGAACGTTCATCTTG